GTAACAGATTTCAAAGGGAATGATGAAAAATATATTTATTATATGCTTCAACAGATTGATTTTGATAAATTTAATTCAGGTAGTGCACAAAAATCTCTAAATAGAAATGCAGTTTATCCATACAATGTGATGGTAACCATTGATATAGAAGAACAAAAAAGTATAGGTAAGATCCTTGCTAATTTTGAAGACAAAATCACCCTCAACCGCCAAATCAACCAAACCCTAGAACAAATGGCGCAAACCCTATTTAAATCATGGTTTGTAGATTTTGATCCTGTGGTTGATAACGCACTAGATGCTGGTTTTTTTGAGCAGGATTTAGGCTTTTCTGAAGAATTACTGCATCGAGTTGAAGTGCGCAAAGCAGTGCGTGAAAGTGATAATTTTAAACCGTTATCAGAGGATATTCGGCGGTTATTTCCTAATGCGTTTGAAGAATGTGCTGAGCCTGCATTGGGACTTGGGGGGTGGGTGCCGAAAGGGTGGAAGGGACAGCCCATTAAAACACATTGTGTAAAAATTCAAAATGGTGGGACTCCAAGCCGTTCTAATTCAGATTATTGGGATGGCGGCAATATACCTTGGCTAACATCGGGTGAAGTAAGACAATCAATTGTCACGAATGTTGAGAACACAATTACAGACCTAGGCTTACAAAATTCATCTGCGAAGTGGGTAAGTTCTTACTCCACTCTTGTTGCTTTATATGGAGCAACTGCCGGTGAGGTATCTATTAATGTAGATCCATTAACAACGAATCAAGCGGTATGTGCACTAATTCCTAAAGAAAGTTATTGTTGGTTTAACTACCTCCAAGTTCGAAATAAAACAATAGAAATGCAAAATCAAGCTGTAGGCTCAGCACAGCAAAATATAAGTAAGAGGTTAGTTGAGAACTTAATTGTGATATCACCTCTGCCTTATATTGTGGAGATCTTTAACCAAAGAGTAGAACCATTATTTTTGAAATCAATATTTAACCAAAAAATGGCTATGGAGCTAACCAAACTCCGCGACACGCTTCTCCCCAAATTGATCTCCGGCGAGCTGTCTCTGAGTGATATAAAAATAGATATTCCAGAAGAAACACTTATTTAATTTATTCGACCGCTTCACATTTTTCTTATTGTGAGGCGGTTTTTGTTATCGAATCAATTAAACTATTTTAATTAAAACAATTCGCTAAAAATAAAAAAGAAGCCACTGATATGAGCCATATCTTCACTGAAGCCAAATTGGAACAGGCGATAATTTCCTTACTAGGACAACATACAAACAATGCTGGGCAAACCTGCTATCCGCATTATCTCGGCATTACTATCCCGCGCAAAAACAACAGTGAAGTATTGATAGTGGATGATTTGCGCCAGTATCTTGCTAAACAGTATCAAGCAGATGGCATCACCGACGGTGAGATCACCAGGATTGTACAGCAGTTGCAATCTCTCCCTGCGAGTGATCTCTACCAAAGCAACAAAACCTTCTGCCATTGGCTCAGTAACGGCTTTTTACTTAAGCGTGAAGATCGCAACCAAAAAGACCTATATATCGAACTTATCGATACTCAAACCTTGCCCGACCAATTAGTAAAATTATTTGCAGGGGAAGAAGTGCTATCCGTAGCAGATAATAATCGCTATCGGCTAGTTAATCAGTTAGAAATAGAAGGTCAGGCGCGAGACGGCGGGGTGCAACAGCGCATCCCTGATGCGATTTTATACGTCAATGGGCTACCGCTGGTGGTCTTTGAATTCAAATCGGCAGTGCGTGAGGAAGAGGCAACGCTATTTGATGCATGGACACAGCTTTGTGTGCGTTATCGTCGCGATATTCCCAAGTTATTTGTCTATAACGCCTTGTGTATCTTGAGCGATGGCGTGAATAACAAGATGGGTAATCTATTTGCCCCTTATGAATTCTACTACGCATGGCGTAAAATTAACGGCAACGAATCAACGGAAAAGCAGGGCATCAACGGCCTGTACACCTTAATTGAAGGGTTATTCCATCCTGCTCGTTTATTGGACGTACTAAAAAACTTTGTTTTCTTCCCTGATACCAGTAAGCATGAAGTGAAAGTGTGCTGCCGCTACCCACAGTATTACGCGGCTCGTAAGCTCTATTACAACATCGAGAAAGAGCGTAAACAGATCACTGCGGATGGTGAAAATATCGGTGGTAGTGGTAAAGGGGGCACCTACTTTGGCGCCACAGGGTGTGGTAAAAGCTACACCATGCAGTTTTTAGCGCGTCTATTGATGAAAAGCGTCGATTTTGCCAGCCCAACGATTATTTTAATCACTGATCGCACCGATCTTGATGAACAGTTGGCAAAACAGTTTTGCAATGCAAAAGCTTTTATTGGCGATGAAATTATTGTGCCCGTCACCAGTCGCCAAGATTTACGTGATAAGCTTGCAGGACGTGCTAGTGGCGGGGTATTCCTCACCACTATTCATAAATTTACTGAAGATATCCAACTGCTTTCTGAGCGCAGTAATATTATCTGTATCTCAGATGAAGCTCACCGTAGCCAAATCAATCTCGACCAAAAAATTATCATCAACCAAGAAGACGGTACGGTTAAAAAGACCTACGGCTTTGCCAAATATCTACATGATTCACTGCCGAATGCTACTTACGTCGGTTTTACCGGAACGCCTATCGACGCCACCTTAGATGTCTTCGGGGAAACTATCGATAGCTACACCATGACCGAGTCGGTAAATGATGAAATCACCGTGCGCATTGTGTACGAAGGGCGTGCGGCTAAAATTGCCCTTGATAACAGCAAACTGGAAGAGATCGAACGTTATTATCAAGAATGTGAAGCCCAAGGCACTAGCGAATATCAGATAGAAGAAAGCAAAAAAGCCATGGCGAACATGAACTCTATTTTGGGTGATCCTGATCGTATTGATACGTTAGCGAAAGATTTTGCGCAACATTATGAAAAACGAGTAGAAGAAGGTTCTACCATCAAAGGGAAAGCGATGGTGGTTTGTGCTAGCCGTGATATTGCTTATGCGTTTTATCAGAGCCTAAAATTACAACGGCCAGAGTGGTTTGAAGCGAAACAGGCAATTGACGGTGTGGAACTCACCGAACAAGAGAAAAGCGAGTTAATGCCTTTACCAATGGTCAATATGGTGATGACTCGTGGGAAAGATGATCATGAGGCGATGTACAACTTACTGGGAACAAAAGACTACCGCAGAGAGTTAGATAAACAGTTTAAGAACCCGAAATCCAACTTTAAAATCGCCATTGTGGTGGATATGTGGCTGACGGGCTTTGATGTGCCTGAGCTAGATACCATCTATATCGACAAGCCGCTACAAAAGCATAACCTTATTCAAACCATTTCTCGAGTGAATCGTCGTTTTGAGGGGAAAGAGAAGGGGCTGGTTGTTGACTATATCGGGATTAAAAGCCGTATGAATATGGCGCTGGCGATGTATTCTAAAGCCGATAAGTCTAACTTTGAAGATGTTCAGCAATCCATTGTAGAAGTCCGTAATCACCTCAATTTGCTTTCACAGGTATTTCATCAATTCGATAGTCGCGATTACTTTTCAGGCTCGCCAACACGGCAATTAGACTGCCTTAATCGGGCGGCTGAGTTTGTCCTGCAAACCAAGAAAGTTGAACTGCGCTTTATGGGCTTAGTAAAGCGGTTGAAAGCCGCTTATGATATTTGCGTGGGCAGTGAAGATATCACCCAAGATGAACGTGAACATATCCATTTTTATTTGGCTGTACGCTCTATAGTCTATAAATTAACCAAAGGTGATGCCCCAGATACGGCGCAGATGAATCAAAAAGTGCGAGAGATGATAGCGGAAGCCCTTAAAGCCGAAGGCGTGGAAGAGATCTTCACTTTAGGGGACGAAAAAGCTGAAAATATCGATATTTTTGATGATGAATACATGGCTCGTATCAATAAAATTAAGTTGCCGAATACCAAAATGCAACTGTTGCAAAAGATGCTCCAAAAGGCCATTAGTGATTTCCAAAAGGTCAATCAGCTGCAAGGAATTAATTTCTCCAAGCGTTTCCAAGCATTGGTTGAGCAGTATAACCAACGCAAAGAAAATGATGTGCTCAATGGCGAAGAGTTCGACGATTTCACTGCACAAATGGCGGATATGATTTATGACATCAAGGCAGAAATGATGTCGTTTGAGGATATCGGCATCGATATGGAGGAGAAAGCCTTCCTCGATATTTTGCAGCATATGTGCCAGAAATACGATTTCACCTACGATGACGACAAAATGCTGGCACTTGCTAAGGACATGAAACTTATTGTCGATGACAGCACACAATACCCTGACTGGAGCAACCGGGAAGATATTAAAGCGAAGCTGAAAGTTGACTTGATTTTGTTATTACACCGTTATGGTTTCCCTCCAGTGGCGAATGACGAAGTATATAAAAGTGTACTGGAACAAGCCGAGAACTTTAAGAAATATCAATTGGGGTGATTGGTAATCGCTGAAATATCGAAGGTGACTCTAATTTACTGAATTAACACCCCTAGATGGGAGGAATTGATGGCACAACCGTTTATTCATACCTCTGAGCTTTGCTGGTCACCTCAAGAACTAGGCTTGATGGCCCAAGCGATTGAGTCTTGCTTTTTGCAATACCAAATTAGAGGTGAGGTTGTCGGTTATGATGAAGGCGCAACATTTACCCTCTTTAGAATCGAATTGGGTAGAGGGATAAAAGTCTCTCAAGTGATAGCGTTAGTGCCAGAATTGTGTCGTTCCCTGAGCGTCGTTGATATAAAAGTTATTGATTTTATTGCGGGTACACCTTATATCGGATTAAGAGTGACTAATACCTATCGTCGAGCGGTGTCTTTTGTTGAATGCTTTAATCTATGGAGCGGAATCAATGGGTTATCTACTCTTTCTGTCATGTTAGGTGAAGATATTATAGGAGAACCAATAGGCTGGGATTTGGCTCAAATGCCACATTTACTTATTGCAGGTGTAACGCGCTCAGGCAAGTCCATGTTAATGCATTCCTTGGTAATGAGCATTTTATACAGAAACTCGCCGGATAAAGTTCGCTTTGTGATGTTTGATACAAGCCAGCTTGAACTCAGTTTATACAACGATATACCCCACTTATTGTTTCCTGTTGCCTCTGATTCTATTGAATCAATAAAGCCATTATCGTTTTTAGTCTCTGAATTGCAACGCCGTCAAAAATTATTTAGTGCGTTAAATCAGCGCAATTTGAGTGGTTACAATAAGATAATATCAAATGCAAAAGAGTTAGGTAAGCCTATACCTGATCCTTTCTGGTGCCCTAATAAAAATTATAGTGAGCATCCTTATTTAGACAGTGAGCCTGAAATTGTTGTTTGTGTTGATGATTATGTTCAACTCATTGGCGAGTATAAACAAATAGGAGAGATGTTAGTTCTATTGAGTCAGCAAGGTTATGCGGTTGGCATTCATCTAATACTAACGACTCGTAGCCCTTTATCCACCAGTATCGGTTCACAGCTTCGAATTAATATCGCTACACGTATTGCTCTTTCTGTATCGTCTAGGGCTGATTCTAATTTAATTCTTGGACAGTATGGTGCTGAGTCACTATTTGGTTTGGGTGACATGTTATTTGTATCACCGAGTTTCTCTGGACCTATAAGAATTCAAGGTGCTTATGTGAGTGATTCAGATATTAGGGATGCGGTCGATTATTGTAAACGATGGGGAAGCGTGAGTTATCTTAATCTTTATGATGATGTCCAGAATACAAATATGTCAGCTGAAGAGCTTGACCCATTATTTGCTCAAGTAGTTGAATTTACGGTAGGAAAACAGTGGGTTTCTATTTCAGGTATTCAGAGACAATTTCGAATCGGTTATAACAGAGCAGCAAGGATTATAGAGCAGTTAGAATTACAGGGTATCGTTAGTGAACAAAATTGTAATGGCAATCGAGAGGTATTAGCTCCACGGTTTGATAGCTAGTAATGACTATATCTGTATTGATTCGTCAACCAATCTCTGAGCTTGTTCTAAATTTCTCGGCTTTATTAACTAGTATTCTATTTTAATATCCTATTGACTCACTCTGCTAATGTATTTTGATAACAGTCATAATTATCTCTCATAGAACATTGAATATTATGTTTTTATGAATCTCCTGATATTCCGACGAACAATATTGTATCCGTTGATTAGGAAGAAGAACGCAGACAAAAAGAAGAGGAAGTTTAATATAATAAGTAGAGTGTTACACTAAAATATTATCATGTATAAGTTAGGTGTTTTATGAAGATTAGAGAAAATGATTTTTGGGTTTATTTTTCATCTAAAAATGAAAGCAATAGCACAAATAACGACAAAATTGGTAAGTGGATGTATTTTTTTAATGATGCGGAATTCACAGAAAAAATATGTCAAAAAGCAATTTTAAATAGTGTAGTCGAGCATTGTAAATATACGAATAATGCTGAATCTGGAGTTGCGTGTTTTTACTTAAATATTGATGATATTGAAGGGCATAAAAAAGTTATTAAGTTTTTTTAGATAATAAATTAATTCCCATAAATAAATCAGGTAAATTTAAGAATATATCATTCAAATTAGACATGCAGACAATGAATCAGGAATATGGAGACAAGTTTGAAGGTAAGTTATCATTAGAGCATTTTATTGATTTGAGCTCTGGTATTTTTAAGTGATATAAAATCAGGACACGAATAAGACACCAGAAATGGATAACTGATTGATTATATAACTCGGTCGTCTCCGTCGAGCATCGGTGCTACTCTGTTTTTTTCAATAAATTAGCCATTTCTGACATCCGTTTAGATCTGGAATTTAATTCTTTTATTATATCCAAGGCTGTAATTGAAGGGTTGGACTCTATCATTTTTACTACATCATTTATTTCGCTAACTCGCGCTGATAGTTCGACAATAGATGTACGCCTATTATTTTCTTGTAGATCTCCCCACATCTCGTCGGCATCATAGGAGTTGAATTGAATATATGTATTGGGTGGGGCGTGGTAAACATTTTCAACACCACAAGGGAGCCAGTCATCACCAGTAACAATGTCAGCATCAAAAGGTACAGTTTTATCTATTTCTTGTAGCTTCTTAATTAATTCTGATGTTTTCATTTTTCACCCTTGACGATCTTAATAAAAGGCCCACCGAAGTGAGCCTTTTTGAACTCTAAATAATCCGCGTACGATTTGCGTATGATTTAGAGTCCTATCTGTGTCAGTGTGTAGTCTTGATGATTTCGCTAACTTCTTGTTTTTGAAACCGTTGTCCTATCACTGACCCACCAAATTTGGGCTGGCGGGAGTTGAACCCGCGTCCTGAGTTGTTCAACTGATTGTAATATAAGAGCTTATTATATCTGTCACGCTACGCGTATGATTTACGGCTCAACTATAGTCCTAATTGTGGCTATCTGCTGTCTACTTTCTTTAAAATAGAAGTGTTGCCATCATACTCTTTCAAATACGATCCATAATGTCTGAAAAGCATTTCAGGGCCTTTATGTCCCATCTGTGAAGCCAACCAAAATAAGTTAACTCCATTGCTAATATGCTTGACAGCAAATGTATGTCTTGTTTGATATGGGTTCCTATATCGTACTCCAGCTTTCTTTAGTGTTGGTACCCATGCTTTTTTCTAATTGCGTCAGCACCAGCCCAAGCCTCATTTGTTTTTGGATCTTCAAAAATAGTTTCATTTTTTAAAAAAGTGAATTTCTTTTGGGAGCTTATGGCTGAAATAGCATATTCATTCAATTCTATAATTCGTGTTCCAGCTTTCGTTTTAGTGCCTTTAATTATGCCAACAACACTAGCTGATTTGATATGCGCTTTGTTGTTAATGAAATCAATATCATCCCACCTCAACGCACATAATTCAGAGCTACGTAAGCCTGTGTTGACTGCAAACTGAAATAAGTTTTTCCATTGATCATATTTTGTGGAGCTATATATTTTATCTACCTCTTCAGGCGTTAAAGGATCTACAACATAGTCACTCTCTAGCGAACTACTTTTTGTCTGATATCTTGATGCGGTTACTAAAGTTGCTGGGTTAGATAGAATTAAACCATCAGTTACCGCCTCATCTAAAGCACTTCGTAAGAAAGATAATTGATTTCTAATTGTCTTTAATGACGTATTCTGTTTTTGTATCCATGTTTTAATATCCCTGGCGTTAAATCAACAACTGATAAATCGTGTAATGCAGAAAGTGCATTTTTACATTTTTTATAACCAACAATTGTTGATGGTGACAACTCTCTAGTTTTACAAATATCTAAATACTCATCTAGATATTCATTTATGCTCCTTCCTTTGCATTTATTACCAAATATTTTTAATTTTGATGATTTAGGGAAATATTCAACATAAGAAAAAATTCCTTTTTCTATTTTGTTATATATCTCACCTAATAAACGTTCTGCGTATTTTATGTTTTTAGAGTTTATTTCAAGATTAGATAGAGGTTCACGGCAATGAACCCCTTTAAATGTGAATGAAATATTAATTGTTTCTCCTGATTTATGCTTACGAATCATAACTCCGCGGGGAAGTTTATTTTGTTTTGTCTGGCCCATTTATTGACTTCCTTCATATCAATCCAGCGTTCTTTTACGCCTTCAATTTTCAATACGTGAACTCCCTCATGCCAGAATTGCCTTTGTAACCGCTTATTTATTGCGTCAGTTGATTCACCAAATAACTTGCAATACATAGAAATCGGTATGCATTCAAAGTACATATTTTCTCTCCACACTGTCCGTACACAGTTTAAATAGATATTAGTTAATGCTGGTGGTAATTATTCACTGAGCTCCTTAAGAAAAGAGATCCAGTGCGTTTTATCGTTCTTACCTACACGCTGTACCGCTGTTGGTCTTTGGTCTGTTAGTGCTAAAATTTGTTTAACAGGTATTTGGGTTTCATTCCATTTGAACAGCAATGTTCCTCCAGGCCTAAGCACTCTAAATGCTTCACTAAACCCTTTACTTAAATCTTCTCTCCATGATTCTTTATTTAACGAACCGTATTTTTTAAACATCCAACTATTTTTGCCAACTCTAATTAAATGAGGAGGGTCAAATAGCACCTGATAAAAAGTATTATCTGGTAAGGGAAGGTTTTTAAAATCAGAAATAACATCAGGTGTTATATTTAAAATTCTTCCATCACATAAAATATGTTCTTCTGCTCTAATATCATTAAATAAAACTCGGTCGTCTTGTTTATCAAAATAAAACATGCGAGAGCCACAACACATATCAAGTATTGACTTCATTGTATCCTCTGAATTTTAGGTATAAAAAACCCTGCTAGTGCAGGGAATTATTTATTTAATATATTATTTGATTTTCTTTTTGCCCTTTTTGATACTTTTCCATTGTAATGAAATAACAAAATGAAAATTATAAAAGAAACTATAGATATGTACTCATTGAAATACGCTATAAGAAAAATCATTCCGAAAAAAGGAGATAGAAATGATATTAATTTAATAATAGCAAAAAATCTGTATTGAAATATTATTAGAATTTCAGTCTTATCGATCTCATCGCTAGCCGATATAAATAACTGGAATAGTGAAAATGAGTTTACTGAAAGAGAAATTGCAAAAAAAACATAGATATAATTATTTCTACATGTGATGCCAAACTAACAGCAGCTGTATTAACACTAAGTAATCCTATAAAAAAGTAGCAGAAATTAGCGAGAGAGATGCTGATGATATAAAGTAAAAATTATACTTATTCCTTCTATGTAATTCATCTGATAGCATATGTATGTCATACTTACCATATGATGTGTGTGAGAATAGTTTACGATAAGCTCTTTTTTGTCTTTTTTTCATAATCCAATTGATATTTTTATTTGCCGTGTTCAAGACTTTACTTCTTTATGTATTTAAACTCAATCACCCATACCCACGGGTTAGATGACCAACTTCCATCTCCATATATTTCTTCCTATAAAGTAGGAAATTGATCGCTAGGTGTAATAGCCTTATCGGGAACTCCACCTCCACGCCCATACCAATAACCTTCAGATTTAGCATCATCGTTACTGATATCATTCAGTCGCTCAACACGAATGTTGGTGATTTCTAACGTAATGCGCGAATATTTACGAGGCATGTGTATAGATGGCGTCCACTTAATTTCTTCATACCATCCTTCTTCTAAATCAGATGGTTTATGTGTAGCTTTATATGCAATTGTTGATTCAGTGCATACTCCAGCTTTAAATGCCTCACGAACATAAAGGCGATCACCAATTTTACCTAGGGGGCACAAATTATGTTTTGTAGCATCCAATATATGTGTAGTTGTGCCACTTCTTGTTTTGGTCGGTTTCTTTAGCCATATTCCATTATCAGGTATTACATTTTTAACGATGCGACGAGTTTGAGTTTTACGCCCATCTAAAATAGCGCGCACCATTTCTGCATTAAAAATAATTCCATGCTCTTTCATATTCACTCCTCTTCATTGCATCCCTGCGAGTTAAATTAAGCTGTCCGTAGCTTTTCAATTTCTGGATATAACTCACGAGTTATTTTTAACGCCCGCTCGGTGCTTACTGCGCCTTCCATTTGTTTATTAAACCAAGCGTTAATATCTCCAGTATTGCTTTTCATCTCTTCGTAAAACTCTGAGTCAATCCACTGGAATATGCTTTGCGCCCACAAGTGAGCCTCTTTGGAATTATTTTCTGAAAGGTAATGCTCAATCACTAAAAGTAATAAATTTAGTCTGTGTAACTCCCACTCATATACGTGACCTCTAGCTACTTCTTGTTGAAGTGCGTTAATCTCTTCTTTGAGTTTATCTGTCATATCTATCTCCTGTTTGCATCCTTGCACTGAGTCCTAATTCCAATTAGAGATTTCTTCTTCGATTAAGTCATCTATTTCGTCGTTAGTAGCTTCTTCGTTGAGAAACAAACGTGCTTCGGTAATGTACTTCTCTCGGTTCTCGTCAAAGAACTTTGAAAATTCAGGTGACCATCCATGGCGTTTACCATCAAAATCAACGTGAGCATTACCCTCTGCCATGTTTAGAATCATCATGTCAGCAGTAATAACGCCACATTCACGACAAAATCCTTTCAAGTCGCGTTTTCTGAAATAAGGTGAAACCTTAGAATCACAAACACTCTTGAATCGTTGCTTCCATCTCTGAATGCAACGACCGTGTAAACTTTTCATGGTTATATCCTTTGGTTAAACGGGTAGGGTAGTTAGGCTCTTTGGCTAACTTCTTCGAACTCGCCTTCAAATACTGAGGCGTTTTCCTGATCGACATTAGCCTCTGCTTTTTCATCAAGAATTACCGCCTTCTGCATTTCGATAGAAACAGGCAGGTATTTAAAAAGACGACGGATAACGGTTTTCTTCGCCATTTCTTCCCAGTGAGAAACCCAAGGCCCATTTTGACCAGCCTTGCTTGATGCTCTGACTTTCTCAATTTGGTTATGCGTCATAACTTCAAACTGGACACCGCCATCTTTCAGCCTTGCGACAGCGTAAACGTGTGTAATTGGTGAGTCCTCATTTTCACCCGGCACGTGCGTTAAGTTTTCATTCAGTCCATACTCAAAGTGGAAACTATCGCCTTGCCTTACCGTTCTGGCTGAAATGCTGATTATTTGATTTGAGCGACGGGCTAGATCAATCATTCCTCGATAACCAATAATTAACTGCACATTTGATTGTCCTGACTTGGATTTTCCATTTCCAAACGGGAGCAGGTATGCATGACCAAGTGCGTTACCCGGCTCCAATCCCAATTGTGAACACTGCACAACAGCTCCGATAAAACTTTGCATATCACAGTTGGCTAATTCTGGTGTTTTTCTGATTTCCGTTGACACTATTCGGATCATTCTATCCGGCGTCATATGACGAGGAAGTGCGGCTGCTAGCTGAGCTTTCATACTTGGTTTATTGATACACTCAACCAACAACTGATCTTTGGTTTTTTCTTTTACCTTTGTACCTTGTGTTTTTTGCAAGTCAGCTTGAGCTAATGGTGGGTTACTCATCCCTTAATTCCTTAGCCCAGTAGGGCAGTGATAATGTGCGTATGCCTGCCCATTCGTCCGTTTTTAGGCATTCTGCATACGTTCTTAAATTTTGTTTGTAGGTTGTCCGACCAATATCTTTTGCTTGTTGGTCTAAATTGAAAACTCTAACGGGGTATCTACCGCAGTCGATAGTCGTGCTTACAACAAGAAAGACAAAGACAGGAGCTTCGCCTGTTAATGATTTATATCCATCTGAATAAAAAGAGTCCTGTACGTGGTAACGATATTCGTACATGGAGCGATCGAATCGCTGAATATCGGCAGAGCTTTTTACATCAATAATCCAGTGGTGCTCTTGAATGAGTTTATCTGGCCTGCAACGACAAAGAATATCCGTATCTTCATCATTCCAATAAATGCTACTTTCAGCTACTCCGTTAGCTTCTAAGCACCATCTTGCGATAGGGTGCGCCATTGCACTATCTCTCATGAGCATTAACTTCCTGTTATCGTCATGAGTAATAGGTGTGATACCTTCCTTTTCACACATTTCGAGAAATTCCTTTTCCTCTTGCTTCCCTGCGTTTGTTCTACGATTTACATCAGGGCCTATCTTGTATCGCTTACTGTATTCATCTGGTTCTAACAAAAGACAATGGATAGCAGTCCCGAAATCCAATGCCTTTATTTTTTCTTCATCAACAGGAGCTTCCTTGCTCCAAATATATTCGGCTGGCATTTCGCTTATTAAATCCAACTGAGATTTACTGATCCCTAATCCATGGTGATAGTCCTCATTTGAAATGTCGTAATAGATACCGGGCTTCATCCTAAAACCTCTTTATCTATCCCGATCTGAATAGCTGTTCTAATTCCGGCTAAAACCGCATCCAGTGCTTGGGGACTAATTTCAAATACAGGATTTAACTTCCTTGCTAAATCCATGCACAGTAGTTCTTCTGGTAGGCTATCCATAACCTCATCAACTGATATTTTCTCTTCCTGAGAATTAACAAACGCTTCTCGTTCCATTTGGCGTTCGCACCAGTCGTTTCTGAGTCCGTAGGTGTTGGTAATCACGCAACCCTCCTTAGCTTAGAAACTCGCAATATCCTGTTAATAAAGACTTCCTTGCCTATCGCATTGATAATCCTTTCAAGCGATTCATCGTCACAATCGAGTACATATTCCATTGCCTCAGCTGAGTCTATTTCCGTCAATTTAGCCAACTCAGTGAAACTTCCTGTCTCAATACTGAGTTTGCTACTTTCGTCAAATTCCATGACTGTTTTGCCGTCTACTACCCGAGTTCCGTTCGAGTAGCTGTATGAAATTTGCATAATCACCTCAACTTACAAATGTTGGTATTACGCCAACGGTTGTTACAATGACCACAGCTAAACTGAATAACCATGGGCTTGTACGTTTATTTTTACGTGCTTGAGGCGTAGTGATACGCACCACCATGCCGTCACGCATAGCGCTGTAATAGTTAGTTTTCATGGTGACCCCGTTAGATGAGAGATAAGGCGGTTATCTGGTGTTGGCGAAGTGAAGATGTATTAATTTATTTTTAATGATTTGAATTTTATTAGTGTGTTTTTTTATTGAGTAATGTATTTATAATCGCTTTTTCAAATGATGATTTAATTGAATTTTCTCCAACTAAATTATCTGAGAAGTTATTTAGTAATAATTCTAATTCTGGAGTTTCTTCATGAACGTATATTTTTGTTTTTACTTCAACATGTGGTGATTTAATTCCATGTTCTAAAGTTAATTTTACGTTAATAACGACACTGTTTTTTTGTTTCATCATTTTTATTTCCTTTTAATGAATATAATTAATTACGAAATGTCTTGTTTATATATCTAAATATAGGGTGGGTTACTGCTGAACGAGGGATGTCATACTCCCTCCGTTATTAACTAAACACGATGCTAATCATCAAGCTTGAGTTTTTGAATTAAGTTACTCACCGCGGTATCTACTGCTTCCTGATCGATGGTGTCGAATAGCTTGTTGCGTGCTTCTTCCGCTTTATCAAAGCTTTCCTCGTCATCGTCGTCGTAATCTATCCATAATCCAAAGTCGACATCGAAAATCTTCTCAGGCCAGCAATACTGTACTCCGACTTTTTGCTCATCTGCGTCATGAGCTTTCTTGATTAGAATCTGACGTCCATGTGACTCAAATTCCTTAAACCATATTTCCATCTCTATCTCCTATCTATTAATCAACTCACCACAGCCCACCTTGATGGACTGTAATTAGTTAACTGTGCCCGCTTTTAACCACGTCAGGCGAGGTGGTTTATTACATTCCCCAACGCAAGAAATTTGTGTATAATTCAATCACTCCAAAGTAATGATAGGATTGAATTATGAGCGATAAAAAATCGTCAAACACTACGACTAAGACGGTGTTTGTTAATGATCATATGCCGTCAAGATTAATTAAAACCCCACCTCCACCACCACCTGCAAAAACAGGGGATAATGGTAAATAATAAGGATATATATGAGCCGACAAGATGTAATTGCTAGAATTTTATATTCACATTATCTAGAGAAGCTGTACGCAACAGCGACTGGACGTATAGATAAGATCATTTCAGTGTTAACTCTTATTTTCGGCTCATCAATTATTTTGAACGGAAACCCGTTTTTGTTTGGTGTTCTTGTTGTGGTACTTACTGGTATACAGACTGTATTTCAATTCGGTAAAATGTCTGGTAGTGCAAGAAAAAGAGCTTATGATTACCTGCGTTTATACACACAAGAGTCGAAATATACCGATGAGGACTTACGTTTTCATATGCTGGAGATTGAATTATCTGACAATTCAATTTGGTCATCATTAGAAGAAATAGCTGCAGTGAAAACCGAGATTAGATTAGGAACCTCTGATTTTTCCGGGTTAACTAAACTCCGAACAAAACTTAAATTATTACGCTTAATCTGCGGTTAATTTTATAAGCCCATTCATGAGCTTTATCTCGCCGTCACCCCAAACTCACTGCTCGGCTGTTTTGTTTTAACTCCTGAAAATACTGCTACATTAGGTAAGCAACAGTTATCTACCGATGGTTGGTATTTAGGTTCAATACTTCTAGTAACTGGTATGTGACTTAATGACAGTGTTTTTTCTACTGATGTAAGTCTTTTCTCCTGAGGAAATACTGATTCTAATTTCAACTCAATATTCTTTTTTGCAATAGCTTCTGCTTTCCGTCTGGCGTGACGTCTATTTGCAGATGCTCCACGTAAAAACTCAGGCTTGCGTGATTTTTTAACTGTAATAGTTGCCATATATCCTCCAAACAGTTGGCTTTGGTGATTGGCATAGTCATGTGACTAATCATGATCCGCTATGCGAAAGTGGCTACGTCACGCCATCTTCTACACCAATCCCAAAACCTTCTGAGAAGGTTGACGCTTTATCAGCGTCACCGTTCTGATAGCTAATACACAGCTCGCCATCATCGTTGTTAAAGAACATCAACGTGCTGTGTTCCGTTGATGGATAGTATATTCACAAATTGTGATTTTAATGTCAACCACAAAATGTGTTTATTTATTTGTTTTTAAATTAAGTCGATGATTTGAAATATAAAATAAATGGTAAATAAACACGGAATGTGTTGTTTGTCACATAAGATTGGAATGGAGATCACTTCTTTGGAGGGGAGAGGGTACAAAAAAGCCCTCGCGGGGAGGGCTGGTACGGAATTACTGTTGTGAAAGAATAAACTGAACCTGAAAATCTCTTAAAAGCTCATTTGTCCGGATAGTTTTCACATTAAAATAGTCGCATATGTCAGGTATTTTAGGTTTGCATCCATTGTTTTTATCTCTAACCTCGTGAGTAACTACGGTGGCATTTGTTGTTTTTGCCTTAGCGATAATCCATGGGTCTGCTACTGATAAGAATTTTTGAATGTGTGGTAGGCTATTTTTATGTCTTGGGGCATATTCTTGTTGAACATAATTAGCTATAGCTCTAAAGTTCATTTGAGTTTCTTGATCATCAACACTTTGAAAACAATGCATTATACCTTTTGACCAAGTACATATTTCATCGTCCTGCTTTTGTAATTCATCAAAGACATTTCGAATGCTTATTAATTGTCCGTCCATGAATTTAGACCCCATAAACTCCCAAAATCCAGGGCATAAGTCAAAGCAGTAATAATCTTGTTGCGCTTGAATAAATATGTTTGCATCAATTAGATAGCTCAAAGCCCAAACTCCTTCTGAGCAAATTCATACAGTTTATTAGGTTGTATTCCTGTTAAGCTCTGAGCTTCTCTTAAAAGCATTTTTCCTTCCAATGCTTGAGTCACAACAGCAACAGTTAGCCTCTCACTACTTCTAACTTTCTGGTTTCGATTATAATCACCGCCACTAGAGGTGCTTTTCTCATTTATTAAACTTACGTACCGACTATATTCATGTTTGGATATTAGTTTTAAGTCTAAGGCTCGTCGCACTATCACCCAACTACTTACTCTGAAAATGCTTCTTAGATCATCAATGTTCTCTTCAATAGATAAGGATTCGTTCCATTTTTTTAAGAATATTACTTCAGGAGTTAAATACTCTGCCGCAGCTGCATTACAAATCATTTCCTCTTTCTCTCTGGAGTTTATAGATAGATCGGATATAGCGGATTGACCTAAAACCAGATGAGCAAGTTCATGAATCAGCGTAAATATTTGAGCTGCCTTTGCATCATTAGTGTTAATGAAGATAACAGGGGCTATCTTATCTGCTATACAGAACCCTCTAAAATCATCAACGCTAATCGGTCTTGTATTATTGTTTTTTACAACACCGCTTCTCATCACAAGGATCCCTTGAGATTCTATCTTTTTTACTAATGCAGAGAAAAAATCCTTCCACTTACCTTTTGTTGGTGGAATTTGAATATCAATATGCTCTTTAATTGTAGCTACAATTTGTTTGGGGTTACTATTAGGAGGAAGCTTTCCTACCAACTCTACTTCAGGAAGGCCGTTGGACAAGGCGTAGTCTTTGTACCAGTCTTGTTTAATTAACACATCACTAATAGTGTCTTTTAGTGCTACGCTTATCTCATTATTCCGGCTACCTACCGTTCTTCTATCTGGAATAGGTAGTTTTTCCTCTGGAGGTGTATTTAGGTATAAATAGCCAAATGGTATTTTTGTTATATTTGCATACCTTTGAGCTTGGGCAAAAGTAATTGGTTCCTTACCTTCTTCCCAAGCAATTATTGCATCGACAGGCTTTTTGAATTTTTCAGCAATATAATCCACAGAGAGAGATGCTCGGCATCTCGCCCATGTAAGTATATTATTGTTTATAAATGCCTGAGCCATTGCATGCCTTGATGTATTATTCGCTATGTTATTAAGATAAGTATGTGTTTGATTAAATAAAATATCAATTCGGTTATACCTATTATTCCAAGTGCATCACACCAACCACACTCTAAAACGTGTCGTCACCCAAAAAAGCAACCTCGCACATCATCTTCAACGAGCCTAATGGCGTCAGAGAAACTACCTAGCATTATTTCATCGTAGTTGTGCCAGTTACTATTTTTATCCATCCAAAGCAGAGACCATGAATTCGAATATCTATTATGTGTGATTTTTGCTATAGGTTCTTCTACTCTGCCATCACTCCATATTAGTTGCCTAATTTCAAAGATAATTACTGAGTCGTCCTCGATGCGATACTGTAAATCTAATTCATCCCTTAGGTGTTCTGCTGGGCGACGCTTTTCCATGAAAAATTCCATACACCGTCTAATATTTGCTATCTCAATATTACTAAACGCCATATTTCCTCCTAAAACGTGTCGTCAGGCCATTGTGATTTGATTACCTTACCTATGATTGTGCAATTCCCGTTAATAGGGATCAGATCGAAGCGAGGGTTTAATGGCTCTAGATACTCAATTCCACCATCTCTAATCAATCGTTTGAATGTGAATTCATCATTCAGTAAACGCGCGACGCAAAAATCTCCGAACTCAACTTCTTCCTCTGGATCAACCAAGATAAGCATTCCTTCTGGAAAGCTTGGCTTGCCTCCTGGTGGTGCTGTCATTGATTGACCTTCAACTTCTAACCAGAAAGAACGTTCACTAGCTTTCTTAGCTGTAGGTATCCACGACACAGCATCTTTCTGGGTGTATGAGTTAAATTTTGTTGAGAAAGCGCCGGCCTGTACCTTTGTGAATAGAGGGTATTCATAATTTTTGATCACTTGCTCACTTTGACTGCCAAACATTAATTCGGCAGGTGATATACCAAGAGCTTCACTTATAACAATCGCATCATCAGCGCTAATCTTGCGCTCTCCAAGCTCATAGTTTCCTATTCTGGACGCAGCAGAGTAGCCGCACAATTTAGCTAATTGAGCTTGACTTAGCCCTCTTGATTCACGAATGGATTTTAACCTTTCGCCAATAACTTCATTTACTTTTTTCATGTATACCTTTTAACACAAACCGTGATAAATGTATTTAAACGTTTTGTGGTTGACAGTTAATCACATATTGTGTGTAATATTGGAATAAACAAGGAGGATACACACATGAACAATATCGCAGAACAGCGAAAAAAACTGGGAATTTCTCAAGCTGTTTTAGCTTCATCAATAGGATGGGGGCAGTCACGAATTGCTAACTATGAGTTAAACATTAGAACTCCTAGCTTAAATGACTGCCGAGCTATTGTTGAAGCATTACAAAAATTAGGGGCAAATTGTTCTTTAGACGACGTTTTCCCTCCAAAAGTAGCTTGATTTCACCACGTTCTTTAACAACCGCAGGGTTCTTGACTGCTACGGAGTCGCTGATAAAGCGACAACTCTTCCCCCAATATCAACTCATACGGAATGAGTCACGGATCATTATTGTCCCTTAGTTAACTCATAAGGACTTTAAACAATGGAATGCGCAAATACACGCAAACAATTCAATCAATTTATCTCTAACCACCTAATAGCTTCAGCATTACAAGCATTGAGAAATAAAACTCAGTCTGCCGTGGCTAGAACGTTAGGTGTTCATGATTCAACTATCCTACGTCGAACTGAAAAATATCCTGAAATATGCGAAACGCTTGTCGCATCGGGAATTATTGATTTTGTGATGGAAGGAGAACGAAAAATCTCAGAAGAAGAGTACCGATTTTTGTGGAAACAAATGGGTGAACTTTCTCAAATGAAAATAAAAGAAAACGCCTCGATTGCGGCAACAAACGAGGCGTGTTGTTCAATGGAATTCACCATTTAACGTACAAATACACTGTATCAATATCCAGTTTTTATCACAAGGGGAAACTTCGGTTTCCCTTTTTTGATACAGCTTTGGAATGGAGAAATTATACCATGAGACAAAGAATAAATCATGAATTTAATGGCTGTGATGAGCATAAAAACATCATGGAAAATAGGTTGTTACAAGAAATAACCCCACTGGGTTGTCAGCGTTTAAAGGAAGCATTGAAAGACGCAAAATTAAGGAAAGCACATCGGGATAAGTTATTAGGAGAGCGAAAATGAGTATGCTTCTCATGGCAAAAGCCATGCAATTACAGGTGGGGAGTACAGCACAAAAAATGGTGCTACTGAAACTTGCTGATAATGCCAATGATAAAGGTGAGTGTTTTCCTTCTTATGAAACTATTGCACGTCATTGCGAAATTAGCCGTCAAAGTGCGATAAACCACATTAAAAGTTTATGTAAAAAAGGGTTTGTTCGTAAAGTTACGCGAAAAACTGATAAGGTGCATACTTCCAATTTATATATTCTGGATTTGGAGGCTAAATCTCTTGATGACGGTAGTCAAAATACAGTACCACCTAGTCAAAATTCTGTACCAGAGGTAGTCAAAGAATTTGACCACGGTAGTCAAACGGTTGGACTAGGGGGTAGTCAAAAATTTTTACCCAGAACCAGTCAGTCTTTTAACCAGTCAATTAACCTTAAAAAACTATCGTCTGACGACTCGAAACCTGCAAAGCAGATTTCAATTAATCGACAAGCTAAAATTCCTTATCAGGAAATCATGCAAGCCTTCAACGAATCGGTAGGGGATAGATTACCCAATGCCGAATCACTGAATGACAAACGCAAACGAGCAATATCCAAATTCCTGAAAGAGCTCAAAGAACCCACAGTTGAATCAGCTAAAAATTATTTTGATTATTTTATGGAAACGGCGAGTGCTTGGTATTTTGGCGAAAATAATCGGGGTTGGCGAGCGAATTTTGATTATTTACTCAGACCTGAAACGGTACTCAAAACAAGGGAAGGAGCACTGTGATGAACCAAGTTCCGAATAATTTAATGGCGGAACAAAATGTTATTGGAGGACTACTGCTTGACCCGCAAAGTGATAATGCGCAATCAATTTTTTCACTGCTAAAACCTGAAGATTTTTATGCCCGACACCATCAAATTATTTATCTCACCCTGCGAGAAATGTATACTCAACGTATGCCAATAGACATCATGACGGTGACGGATTGTCTGGAGTCAAAAGGCCGAATTAATCAATCAGGTGGTTTTGCCTATCTTGCTGAGATGGCAAGAGAAACACCGAGTATTGCTAACATTATGGCTTATGCGAAAAAAATCCGAGAGTGTTCCGCACAGCGTTTTGTTATCGAAAAGACGGTTGAAATTCAAAAGCTCATGATGGCGCCAAGTGAGTTAGGTTTTACAGATAAAATTGAACAAGCACAACGCTTGCTTGATGAAGCTACTTCGTTTGGAAAAATGGGGAGAAAAACAGGGTTACGCCGAATTGATGATGTGCTGGATGATGTTTTTACCGACATTTGTGATCGACAAGATAACCCAGAGAAACATCGAGGATTAAAAACGGGATTTAAAGATTTTGACCGTCTATTAAGCCCGAAACAGATTGTCATAGGCTCACTGTTCGTGATTGGTGCTCGTCCAAAGATGGGAAAAACAACCGTTCTCACTGAAATGGCAAAAAATGTCTCACAACAAGGTAAGCCTGTATTACTGTTCAGCATGGAAATGACGGATAAACAGCTTGTTGAACGGACACTAGCCCAACAAACCCAGATTAATTCAGATAAATTTTACCAAAAGTTAGAAGAGCATGAATGGGATAGGCTTTGCAATGCCATCGGTCGCCTTAAAGATGAGCCCAATATTTGGGTGGATGATACACCAGGTATGTCCTTACAGCATATTCGCTCTGAAAGTCGGAAAATTAAACGCAAAGTCGGTGATATTGGGTTCATTGGTGTCGATTACCTCACGCTGATGCAAGCGGGAAAAGCTGACCGTAATGACATTGCCTATGGTGAAATCACTAAGGGGCTAAAAATATTAGCAAAAGAGCTCAATACGGTGGTTGTGTTGCTTGTACAACTGAATCGAGGATTGGAAAACAGAGCTGATAAACGCCCCGTACCAAGTGATTCAAGAGACACAGGACAAATCGAGCAAGATTGTGATTATTGGTTAGGCATTTATCGTGATGCGGTGTACCACGATAATGCAGATGAAACGCTGACCGAGATGATTTTAAGGCTCAATCGGCACGGTAAAACAGGCACGGTGTATGTTGACCAACAAGGATTGAGTATTACACCAGTTGATCAATATATGGCTGCTTATCGCGCTCAACCGAAACGAGAGCCTAAAAGGTATTGTGAAAAATCGTTTTAACTCATGAAAGTAAAAAGGAGACCTCGTGACAGATGATATCTGTCTCCATAAATCCAATCTCAACAGTATTTTCAAAGTGCTCTCCGAAATCGTGACAACAGGTAAACGCTATCGCATCAAAATCACCGAGTGGCGTGATTTAAGAACCATACCCATGAATAAAACATGGCGTATGTGGATGGAAACCACAGGCGAGTGGTTACGTGCACGTGGCGTTGTTATCGATATTAAAAATGGTGTCGGTGAAATCGTTTTATCAAAGCCCATTACTAATGAGGAAACGCATGAATATTTCGTTGGACACTGGTTAGGGCGCAATGAAAACGGTGAGCGTGAAGAAACCAGCAAGATGGATAAAGCAAGGATGCTTTACATGATGGAGAAACATGAACAATGGTGCATTGAGAAGGGAATTCCGATCATCATTCCTCGTAACTCTGAATATATAAGTTTGAAAAGAAAGCAAGAAGAATAGGAAATAGTGATGATTATTTCAGTTAATAACATGATCGTTTTTATTTTAAAGTGATAAAAAATAGTAATCAGGAGGCTCATGATGAATTTACGCAATGAGGCAAAAGGGCGTGAATGTCAGATTAGAATACCTTCAGTTTGTAATGGTAACTCTGAAACGGTTGTTTTAGCCCATTACAGAATGTCAGGTCTTTGTGGCGTCGGAATAAAATCGCATGACTTATTTGGCGCTTGGGCTTGTAGTGCATGTCACGATGAAGTTGATAGACGAACACGATTTACGGATATGGAGTATGCAAAACAATGTCATCTAGAAGGTGTTTTGAGAACGCAAGCCATATTGATCCAAGAAGGGAAGTTGAACGTGTGAAGGTCTTTAATATCGAACCAGTACCTAAACCAAGGATGACTCAGGCTGATAAATGGAAAAAACGTCCCCCAGTTTTAAAGTATTTTGCGTTTAAGGACGAAGTAAAGTTAAACAAAATCACCCTACCTGAATCACATTACCACATTACATTCATTCTACCCATGCCGAAGAGTTGGAGTAAAACTAAACGCTCCGAAATGAACGGTAAACCCCATCAACAAAAACCGGATAAAGATAATCTCGAAAAAGCATTACTTGATGCTATTTTTGACGATGATTCACGTGTATGGGATGGGCGGGTAACAAAAGTGTGGGGAAAAAGGGGGCAGATAATTATCCAAGAGGTGCGATAGTGAATATTGAGTGGATACGCGAGCGAGTAAGTACAGCGTTGATGAATGTTTGTATTATAGAAAATGGGCCGTTAAGTACCATGGAGGAACAAGCAATACTTGTAACCGATAGGTTTAAAAGAAACCCAATACGCTATGCGGGTGAAAGAAAGTCTCGATACAGACTCCCCTCACATCCACTCAAAATTAAGCAAAAACATGCCAAAGGAAAATCAAAACCATTAATTAATGAAGTTACTTATCGCACTTCATCATGGCGCAGAGGTATTCATCAATTGCCTAACGAAATGCGCTTATGGTTACTCTATTGCTATGGTGATTATCAATATTATCGTGAGCAAATACTCATTGTTCCCTATATTTGGCATGAGTTTCAGCGATTAAATAGTAAAAAAAGGATAACGAAAAAAGTTAAGCAACGACTTCAATCTCTTACCTTACTAGCCATTCAGGCGGTAAAAGCAGAAATTAATCAAACAGCAAAAAAATATACGGATGTTAAGCTCGCTGGATTGTTGGGCGTCAGTGCTGATGCTTGGCGAAAGAGCTATAAACTGTATTGGATTTGTTTATTAGATTGTTGCTATCAATTAGATAGAGATTCGCTATTCAAAATTAGCGCTTTAAGCTGATTAAAAAAGTTGCAAAACTCCGTTTTTTTCTATAAATTAAATGCAATATTTATATAATATTATAAATGTAAGTATTTCAAACCTCGCTTCGGCGGGGTTTTGTTTTTTTTTAAAATATATTTATAATTATTAATTAAAAAATTTGTTGGAAGTTTTTCGTTTTCATTGATTGTTTGTTTATATTTAAGATGAAATTTATTGTTATCCTATAAGAATAAACCTGCAGTGTTTAACTAATAATTAAAATAATAAACAGGTATTCTTATCTCTACTATACTCATAATATTCAATTTATAGAGCGAGTATATATAATGATTGATTTGTTTAAGTTAACGAAAAAAAGTTCTAGGCATATTGGTATAGCAATATATGTTGGTATTATAGCGGGTATCTTTTCAGCTTTAGTTAAATCTGGTTTTGAAGACCTAATTCCCCCGAGAACACTTGAAACGACACCCCCGCCAGTCGTCTTACTCGAAAAGCTTGGATTAAATATAGATACTATGACTTATCATTGGATGGGATATAGTATTAATTGGGGCGGTAATGGTGTTCATATATTATTCTCAATAGTTATCGCTGTGACATATTGTGTTATTGCTGAATTCTTGCCAAAGGTTAAATTATTACACGGTATTTGTTTTGGTATTGGCGTTTCTGTTTTTGCTCATGGTTTAGTCGTACCTCTACTAGGATTGTCTGGCTGGCTTTGGACAGCAGGTTATCAAGCATTAATTTCTGAGTTTGTTGGAACCGCTTTTTGGATCTGGTCAATTGAAGCGATTAGACAAAATTTGCGTTATTGTTTAACTAAAGAAAATGATGCTGAGTAGATAAGGAAGTTCAACCTTAATCTGTTATAAATTTCTTAAAGATCGCTTAGGCGGTCTTTTTTCGTATATGCCGACCACAGAATCAATCACCCTCGTTATCACGTTCACACAAGAGCTGTGAGTCGGCACCTTATTAACTAAATAAATTGGTAAATGTTATGTCAAAAGAGATAAGCGAATTACAGTTTAGTCTTCACTATGCCTCAGAAACAGACAGTGAAAAGAATACCTCCATCATTTTAACGGCGAATATCCATACGGCTGATGGTGAAACTCAACAACTGACACAATTAATTTGCACGACATCTTCCGCAGGTAAAAAGCAATATCGAATCGGCTTGCAAAAAATTAGTGATGCTGGTGCTCCATTGCTGGTGGCGATTGAATCCTATTGGCGCAAAAACACACAAGAGAGTTGTGTTTATTTGTTAGAGAAAGCGAAGCAATTTATTCAAGGACACTTACAACAAACGAATACATGGATATCTATGTATGGTCTTGTGATTGTTTCTAATGCGTCACTGGAAGAACAGTTGCCTGAAGGTTTATTAAAGGCACTTAAAGTATCAATCCCCGCCTAATTTTTTTAACACTTTCACACTAATCATCAACGGACACTCCTCTGGGGGTGACTATGCGTATGGAAAAATTAACCAATGTAACTTATGGAACAGCAGGCCTAACGGCCTTTTTTGCCAGTCTTTCGTTATATGAATGGGGATTTGTTATCGGGATGGCGTTCAGCATGGTTCTCGGTTTAGCCACTTACTTTATGACTCGTCGAGAACAACGAAAACGCACTCAATTATTTGAAAAGCTTGTTCGTCATGTTGACCCACAAAACCCGACCGAAACCTTAAAAAAGCTTGCTGAATTAATGGTGAAAGCGCCAAAGGATATTTAATGTCTCTCAAACAGAAAATAGCGGTGATAACAACAGCAGGAGCAACAGCCATCGCGTTAGTAGTAATAGCCCATTTTGAAGGTGTACGTTATGAACCTTATCGTGATGTGGCAGGTGTTCTAACTGTTTGTTATGGACATACAGGCAAAGACATTATTCAAGGCAAGAGATACACACAACAAGAATGTGATGCGTTATTACAAATCGATTTTATTAAGACACAACAGCAAGTCGATGCATTAATCAAAGTATCACTCGATGACTACACCAAAGCTGCTTTATATTCCTTTGCTTTTAATGTGGGTACAACCGCATTTGCTCGCTCAACATTACTCAAGAAGCTAAACGCTGGTGATAGAGCGGGTGCCTGTGAAGAAATGAAACGTTGGATATATGCAGGCGGAAAGGTCTGGCGAGGGCTTGTCAGTCGTCGAGAGGCGGAGTCAGCACTATGTCATGGAAAACTTTAATCATCATTATCGGCTTTATTCTTGCATTACTCATTACAGTCGCTGGTGGCATTTATCTCTTGATTGATAACTCATGTACTAAAGACCAAGTGAGTTTAGAAAAGCGCTGTCAGATTGCACTCTCATATCATCGGTACTAATCATGAAATACGGAAAACTCTATGCCGTCATTGCGATGGTAGGCATTATTGTGGGAGGCTATTGGGTGATTAATTGGCAAGCTAACAGAATTAATCTATTAGTAGAAACAAACAAAGAACTAACGGAGGCTCTCGAAGAACAGAAGTCTATTAATACTGACTATCAAGCACGCATAATGCGATTAAATCAGTTGGATATTCAATATACGCAGGAGCTAGCGAATGCTAAGAATGAAATTAGTCACTTGCGTGATATTAGTGAGCGTCATCCAGAGCGGGTGTACATCAAAGCCGAGTGCCCCAAAGTCAAAACCACTCCCTCCACCAGCTTGGCTTATGCAACCACCGCCCGACCTACTGACACCGCTATCCGAAATTATTGGTTACTCAGAGAGCGAATTGCAGAGTCAGAACAGATGATTAAAGGGTTGCAGGATTATATCAAACAAGAATGCATGGAATAAAAAAAGCCCAGCATGGGTGCATGGGCAAACTAACAGGATATTAATCAAAGTATAGTGATAATTACTTAGTATAGCTTAAGTAAATATATATATCAGCAATTAGATAAGTCGTTTATCCATTAAGGAGAGTGATCATATCTTGACTGCTAGGAACAGACTAGAAGTGGCTTGGCAGTGTATCGCTAAGCTGCGAACTCTACGCATTTCATTCTGTGCATTCACCGCGCAATTAAAAACACTCACAGAACCTTACAGAAAGTCGAACCTGAGAAAAACCGTTAATGGTGTTTTCTGTGGGGCGGTTATTTCTGGTGAACAGGTTCGCTTTTCTATAAGGATTTACACCATGAGCAAATCATTAGTTTTCAAAGGTAATGAAATTACTCCATTTGATAATGGTGATAATAAGATTTGGTTTACCAGCTCTCAGATGGCTAAGCTACTCGAATACAAAAATGAGAAGTCAGTAACCAATCTATATAACGCCAACAAAGACGAGTTTTCTGATGATATGACAATGGTCACTGAAACAATGACCAATGGAATAAACAACAACTTACGTAAGAAAAAGGTCAGGATCTTCTCTGTTAGAGGTGCACATCTAATCGGAATGTTAGCTAATACAGATGTAGCGAAATCCTTGCGTCGATGGTTACTTGATCTAGCTGAAAAAGAGTCAAAACCACAAACAGGGTTAGCAAACCTTGACATGAATGAGCTTAAAACCCTGACTATCAATGAGATGCAAAATAGATTAGTAGCAGCCGATAACTGGTCGTTCGAGAACTTTGGCAGGAAAGGTAGTGACTTAATGAATTTACGCAAGCGTCACTTAAAGAAAATACGCAAAGCGAAGAAGGCAATTAAAGAACTATCACAATTAACCTTGCCTGATATGGGCGAATTTCCAGATGGAGAAGAGCCAGCATGAACCACGAACAATTCATAGAGCAGAACGTACTAGCCGAGTTAAAAAAGCTCGGCTTTTCTTTACCTGTTTGTCGTAGAGCAAGTTACATGGCGGTAGATCATTATCGCCGAAGCTCTCAAGCAAGTAGAAAAGGGCGAATGTTTGACGACTGCTTACATATTGCCAAAGTGTGGGCGAGTAAGTTCGCTAAGGAGAAAGTATGACCAAACAAGAAAAAGCAAACTTATCCATTCTCTATCGTCAATTACAGCAATCACTTGAATACTTACACTGTGGAAGAGTTGATGATGGGAGAATAGTTGCTGAAATCGTCGAGCGCGAGTTAGGCAAGTTAGTCAACAAACAGAAAACCAAATAGGCCCTAGCGGCCTTTTTTATTTAAGGAATGGATATGGCTAAAAGACCAGATTGGGAGGCCATCGAGTCGGCTTACCGAGCTGGCGTGATGTCCATAAGGGAAATAGCCTCTCAATACGAGATAACCCATCAGGCGATAAGTAAGCGTGCCAAGAAAGAAGGATGGGAGCGAGATTTAAAGGCAAAGGTTAAGGCTAGGGCTGAAAACTTGGTTGCCAAAAGGGAGGTTGCCAGTCTGGTTGCCACCGAAAAGGCTATTTCAGAACGGCAACTTATTGAGGCTAATGCCGAGGTTATCGCTAATGTCCGCATGGAGCATAGAGGCGATATTCGAAGGGCTAGAGAATTAACCAACAACTTATTTGATGAACTATCTGCTGAATGTGCTGATGTGCCAGCCTTAAGAAAACTTGGCGAGTTAATGTTTAGTCCTGATGATAACGGACGCGATAAACTCAATGAAATTTATCATTCAATCATATCTCTCCCTGAGCGCGTTAAGTCAGCCAAAGCATTAAGTGAAACACTCAAAAACTTGGTTGGGCTTGAGCGTCAAGCATACGGCCTTGATGATGTTCAGCCGAATAAGACAGCTAGTCAGCTATCAGAACTAATGGACGACTTATCTAAGGAATAATCATGAAGCCAGAACATCTTGCATTATTAAGAGATAAGCTCTGGCGATTGAATCACCTCTACTGGATCACAAACAAAGAAGGTAAGCCAGTTCGATTTAAAATGACGCCTGAGCAACTCGAATATTTTGAAGGGATGCACACGCGAAACATTATCCTGAAAGCTCGTCAGCTTGGCTTTACTACAGAAGTCTGCATTATCCAATTAGACGCAGCGTTATTTGAGGCGGCTAAATGTGCATTGATAGCCCACACACTTAACGATGCTAAGCGACTATTCAGGGAAAAGATAAAGTATGCCTATGACAAGCTACCCGATGAAATCAAAGCGGCTAACCCAGCGAGTAATGATGCGGTTGGTGAGTTGGTGTTTAGCAAAGGCGGCTCGCTTTATATCAGCACGTCATTTCGTGGCGGTACACTCCGTTATTTGCACGTTTCTGAGTTCGGTAAGATATGTGCTAAGTATCCAGAGAAAGCCCGTGAGATTGTCACTGGCGCATTTGAGGCGGTATCAAGCGATTGTTTTACGACGATTGAAAGCACAGCGGAGGGTCGAGCAGGTTATTTCTTCGATTATTGCCAGTCTGCTGAGAAAGCGCAAATTCAGAATAAGACTCTCTCTAACCTAGACTGGAAGTTCTTTTTCTTCTCATGGTGGAAGAATCCAGAGTATGCCATTAACCCTGTTGAGCCATTACCCCAGCGGTTAGTTGATTACTTTGATGAGATAGCCAGCAAACATGGTGTTCAATTAAATGAGCGCCAGAAAGCATGGTATTACGCCAAAGAGAAAACGCTTGGCGACGATATGAAACGGGAATATCCGTCAATACCGTCTGAGGCATTCCAACAATCGGTTGAAGGCGCTTACTACGCCAAGCAGTTCCGCTTCCTGTACGAAAATAAACGCATTGGCACACTTCCTGATAACTCGCACTTACCGGTTCACACGTACTGGGATATTGGTGTGGGTGACTCAACGTCAATTTGGTTTATTCGTGAAGTGGGCGAGGAGTTCCACATTATAGACCACTACTCAAACAGTGGTGAAGGTCTACGGCACTACATGAAAGTACTGAAAGACAAAGGCTACACATATGCAAGTCACAATGGCCCTCATGATATCGATAACCGTGAGTTTGGCTCGGATGCGAAATCTCGGCGTGAATTAGCGCGTGAGGGGTACGAAATCGACGGACAAATTTACTCAATCCGATTTGAAGTAGTGCCGAAGCTTTCAGTTGATGAAGGTATCGAGGCAGTACGTGAAATTCTGCCACTTTGCGTGTTTGATGAGCATAAATGTAGTGAAGGCATTGCTCATCTAGAAGCTTATCGTAAAGAGTGGGATGACAAGCGAGGCTGTTGGAAAGATAAACCGCTTCACGATTACACGTCACATGATGCTGATGGATTTAGATATTTTGCAGTGAGTCGAAGAAATACTAAACGGTTGACTAAGAAAATAGAATTTAACTGGAACTAACATGAATACAAACGTTGATTACAAGCATCCAGCTTACAATGAGTTTTTGCCTGAATGGGACATGGTTGGCGATTGTGTTGATGGCGAACGAGTTGTTAAAAGCAAGAAAGAGAAATACCTCCCTCATCCGGCAGATAACAAAGATGAAGATGATAAGGGTAATGAGCGTTATAAGCGCTATTTAGCTAGAGCATCCTTTCTGAATGCCACGGGTAGGACACTTAGTGGTTTACTTGGTATTGCTTTCAGTAAGCCAGTAAAGATTAGTATTAGTGGTGATGTTGAGTATTTAGAAACTGATATTGACGGTCAAGGTCAGCCACTTACTCAAATGATAAGGGATGCGTTATCGCAAAACTTACAGCGTGGTCGAGCAGGTTTATTAAGTGATTTTAGTGGTTCAGGTATTCAGTCAGAGGCTAATAAAGGTCGCTCCTATATTCGGTTGTTTACAGCAAAAGAAATTATCAATTGGCGTGTAACGAACGGGAAAACATCCCTCGTTGTCCTCAAATATCAGGAGCCAGTAGATACAGATGATTTTGAACTGCAAATGCAGAATAACTGGATTGAATTAAGGCTTGTTAACAATGTAGCTTGCTCTCGTCGCTGGTATGAAGATGGAGATATAAAAGTTACAGAGTGGGTTGTATTAAAGGATGCACACGGCATTCCATTAAGGGAGTTGCCGTGGTCATGGATTGGTTCAATGAACAATGATCACACCCCTGATGCTCCTCCTCTTGCAGATATTGCGTACTTAAATATCAAACATTATCAAGTTGAGGCTGATATCGCAGAGTCTGCACATACTGTCGGTCAGCCGATGATTGCACTAACTGGCCTTACTGATGATTGGGTTGAAAGACACGTGTCTGAAGGGTTTACTGTTGGTTCACGCAAAGGGGTGTTGCTGCCACAGGGTGGTGATATGAAATTTGCGCAGCCAGAAGACAGAAACATTCAAATAAACCTAGCTGAGCGCAGAGAAAAGCAGATGGCAATGCTAGGAGCTAAGCTAGTTGAACGCGGGACATCAGCAAGAACAGCGACTCAGGCACAGGATGAGGCTCAAACAGATAATTCAGTGCTTTCGTTGTGTTCAGGAAACGTCGAAAAGGCCGTTAACCGAGCACTTAATTTCTGCATTCAGTTTGAGGGGAGTGGTGAGGCAACTATTGAGATAAACAAAGTTTACGATATTGCTCAACTGGATTCGCAAGCAATCACAGCTCTCCTTGCTTCTCTCCAATCTGGGGCTATGCGATTGATTGATTTTGTTAAGTACCTGCAAAGTATCAATATCATCCCTCAAGATGAGAAAGCTGAGGATGTTATCGAAGAGATAGAATTATCGCGAGCTAACTCAATGATGTAGAGGTGAATATGCAATCGCAGTTGATGTTAGATAATTCAATGATGATCCAAATTCTCCTAGAACGACTCAAAGCTGGCATTGTTGATAGAGAGGAAATGCAAAGAGAGCTAAGGGCGGCTGTTGCTAAGGCGTTAGCTAATTTCTCAGGTCAGATAACATCGAGGTCAAAACTAAACGCCATAATTGCTGAGTTAAAGCGAGAGCTATCACCAGTTCTGACCAGTTACTCTGAGCATTTACTGCAATCTGTTCTCGATATCGGTGTTGAGTCAAGCCAACTTGAAGTTGATAGCTTATCGCAGATAGTAACAAATGAAGTAAGCAAGCCTGATGCTGAGAAAGTTAAAAAAGCCATTTTAAATGTGCCGCTGATATTAACCGCTTGGGGCGGCTCTTTATTTCTCAAGAAATTTATATCATCTTGGGTGACTAGCTCTATCCAGCAAGTAGAGAATCAGACTGTTTTGGCTATGGCTGCTCAAAGTAACATTCAAGTTCTACAGTCCACTATTAATGGGGCTGCAATTGATAAAACACAGGTCTCTACATCGACGATATCTCGAATTACTTACAACTACAGAACAATTGCAAATACGGCAATTCAGCATGCTCATACATGTGCGGCTCAGGAATTTTATAAGGAGAATGACGATTTAATTAAAGAGGAAGAATTCAGCGCAATACTGGACAACAAAACATCATCGACGTGTAGGGCTTTATCAGGAAACCGATATCCTGTTGGGGCTGGCCCAATGCCACCATTACACCCAAACTGCCGAAGTCAGCGATTGCCAATACTTAATGATAAATTTGCTAATTTGATAATAACTAAACCAATAGGAAGATCTGAATGGGGAGAAGAAAGCTATTATGAATGGCTATCTAGGCAACCGGCCAAAAGACAGGATTTAATATTGGGTCCGACTAGAGGGAAGTTGTTTCGTGATGGTGGTTTATCTCCAGAGCGATTCGCACAGTTGCAGTTACATAAAAACTTTAAACCAATGACACTTAAAGATATGCAAAAGTTTGCGCCTAAAGCGTTTGAGCGAGCAGGAATTGAATTGAAATAACACAAACCCACCACTGAGTGGGTTTTTTATTATCCGCAGTTAGAGACTGCACCATCTAAACCAGAGGTTTTACGATGTTTAAATATTTATTAACGAAAGAAGAATTTGACGCATTAACTGATGAGCAAAAGGCTCTTTACAAAGAGTCTGGTGGTAATTACCAACTTCAAATCGAAGGTATGCCAGAAATTCCAGATGTGTCAGGTCTTCAAAAGAAAGTTGATGAATTACTTTCTGAGAAAAAATCAGAGCAGGAGAAACGCCGGCAAGCTGAAGAGGCTGCAAAAAAAGCAGCAGAAGATCAAGCGCGTAAAAATGGCGATATCGAATCACTAGAAAAAAGCTGGGCTGAAAAGTTAAAGACGCGTGAAAACGAGTTATTAGCACAGCTGCAGGAGAAAGACGCGAGTCTACATACGCTATTAGTTGATAACGTTGCTCAAACTGTGGCTACAAAGCTTGCTGGTGACGCTGCTCCGTTAATCATGCCACACATTAAATCTCGATTATCAGTAGAAGACGGTAAAACGCGAGTGGTTGATGCTAACGGTCATCCTTCTGCATTTACCATTGATGATTTAGAAAAAGAATTTCGTAGTAACCCGTTATTTGCTCCAGTAATTATTGGTAGTAAAGCCACCGGAACCGGAGGGGAAGGCGGTAAAGGGAAATCACCAGCCGGAGGCAGTGAAAAACCCAAAAGCGCGAATCCGTTAGTGGACAGCGCACGTGAAATCATTGCTAATATCCAAGAGGATTAATTTATATGTCTTTATATATTTTTCAAAAACAAGTGTCTCTAGCGGCAACAGAGTTGGTTGCTCAGGCTGTCCGTCAATTTAACGAAGCATCTGGTGGTGCTTTAGTTATTGGCGATGGTGATCATATCGGTGATTACATTGAGCAAACATCATGGCAGTTGCTTGGTGGTCTGGCTCAGCGACGCAATGCATATGGTTCAGGTAATCTAACGCCACAAGAATTGGGGCAAATCCTTGACCGTATGATTAAGATTGATGGTCGTATTGGCCCTGTCTCAGTTACCCCGACAATGATGAAGCGACTAGGTAAGGACGTATCAGAAGCGGCTGCGGTAGTTGCTGCTCAATCAGCAGAAGCCATGTTACAAGATTACCTGAATACTACTGGCGCGGCATTAAAAGCAGCTATTTCTGGTAATAAAACAGCCGTTACTGTTGGAGGTGAAACACCATCATTAAGAGGTTTAAATAAAGCAACACGTCCATTCGGTGATGCATATTCGCGTATTGTTGCTTGGTTGATGGATGGTGCAACATTCAACGACTTTATGGATGAGACATTAACCAACGCAAATAACCTATTCCAAATTGGCAACGTCGCCATTAAACAAGATAACCTTGGCCGTCGTTTTGTTATCTCTGATATTCCAGCTTTATCAGATGCAGACAAACAACATTCGCTAGGTTTAGTGACTGGTGCTGCTGCGGTTCAAACATCACCACTAATCATGAAGGCTCAGGATGTATTAGGGCAAGAAAATATTAAGGCACTAATGCAAGGTGAGTACGACTTTACTATTGGTTTGCGTGGTTACCAGTGGAGCAAAGATAGCATCAAATCCCCAACTAACGAACAGATTGCCGCGGTAGCTAACTGGAAGCAAATTGCTACGGATATTAAAGATACTGCTGGTGTTATGGTTTCATTTGGCAAAGATACTAGCGTTGGTGGGTAACGTGAGGGGCCGCCGCCCCTTATTTATCCATGAGGAGTGAGCATGTCTATTGCGATTACGGTTGAGCAAGTTAATGAGCAATTAGAGGTGATGGGGTTTGAGGCAACAAGTCTTGTCATAAACTCTGCTATATCTATAGTGGACACTATTGATACTTGCCTTGATAGCGCAGGGTATTCAGATGCGGTAATTGCTTTAATTAAACTGTATTCGGTTATCCTTATATTATCATCTGCTGATGTTCGTAAAATCGCGTCAGAGCACGCACCTTCTGGCGCTTCTGTTTCATATCAGTATTTTTCTGATGGCAGAAAAACGTTGCTAAAAATGCTGTCTTCCCTAGATACCAATGGATGTACTAATAGCCTTCCTATTGAACGCCCCGTAGGTGTCATTCAGTTTGATGTAGTTCGGGGGTGATATGGGGAAAATCCTGCGACGATTTTGCAAAGGGTGGGCAACCATCTGGAAAGTTGAGGGGAAAGATAAATACGGGAAGCCTATATTTTCAGAGCCAATCCATATCCGGTGTGATTACGGAAGTAGCTTTAAAGATGGTAGTAAAACTATTGGTACTGAAATAATTATTAAGAATGTCATTTGGACTGAGTATAGCGAAGCTTCTCAAGAAGACTATATCGCCATCGGTAAGTATGAAGACAGAGAGCCATTTTTGCATGGTGCTAGTAGGATTAAGTCTATCGATAGAGACCGTGATATTAATGGCGGTCTAGATGATTACACACTAACAACGGCGGTGTAACTATGGGGGCAAAAGTAAAAGGAATAAGTAATGCGATATCTAACTTAAACTCTCTGGTTGGAAGCATAGCATCAAAGAAGATAGCTCGAGCCATGCATAGAGCGCTAGATATTGGTGGCAGGCAAGCTGCTGTATACACGCCAATTGACACTAAAACGCTCATTAATTCACAATTTAGAGATGTGAAAGTAAAAGGTGCTCTATTTACTGGTCTCGTTGGTTATTCTGCTTCATATGCTGTTTTTGTTCATGATCCTAATGTTAAACAAACTTTCCGCAGACCTACTGCTAAGAAAGAATTCCTCCTGAAGGGGTTTAAGGAAACGAAGCAAATGATTGATCAGGCTGTTGCTGAGGAACTTAAAATATGACGACCTTTGAGAGACTGAAAAACTATTTTTCTGAATCAGGGTTATCTGATGGTTTCATTCAGCAGGATTATATTTGGAATGAAAAAGAAGGTAATGATTCAGATTCATATATCGTATTTCAGCAACTAAATGGAACTGGTCGTATTGATGATTTAAGTGGCGATGATTTCTTCACCGTTTCACTCATATCTGGCAAGGCGTGGATTGATTTTATTGTTCAGAGAGCTAACGAAATACTAGAGTATGTAAGGTGTCACTCTAGAAGTCATAACATTGGTTTTATTATCAATACATCTGGTTTTGTTAATCCAATTCAAACGACAGAAGGTAGGTTTATTATCCCGCTTTCTTTCCGCTGTACATCTTAAATTAAACACATCTCAACAGGTCGCTTATGCGGCCTTTTTTATTTGCAAATAAAGAGGTTATAACATGGCACAATGCCCTGATGATAAAGGCCTAGTGATGGGTAACGCAGGTATTCTGCGCATTGCAAAAGGCTGCCCTGACCAAGTACCAGCACAAGATCAATTCTTGCGCTTAGGTGCGCTAACAAGCAAGTCATTCGATTTCGGTATGGAGACAGTGACATCTAATGCTGATGACACCAAAGGCTTAACTGAGTCAATTGTTACTGGTGCTGACTTCACCATTAGTTTTGATGGTGAATTAAAGAAAGCTGGTGTAACCGGTTCTACTTCCGCGTTTGATATTGCCAAAGAAATCCTTGATGAAATCAAAGCAAGTCGCCAACCGTCATATTGGGTTCAACTTGATATGAAAGGCGATGGCTCTGATGTTGTTCAGGGTTATATGGCTTTCACATCTTGGTCAATGGAGTTTCCAACAAAAGAAATTTCTACCTATTCAGGTGAGCTAAAAGTTGCTGATGCAGAAACGGTTGAGTGGCTACAAGAAGAAATCGTTGTTCAAAGTATTGCCGTCGAGCCAGCCACTCTGTCTGTAAAAGTGGGTGAAACTAAGACATTTACCGTCAAATTTACCCCAACCGATGCGACGAACAAAAACTACACCGCTGTGAGCGATAAGCCGAACTTTGCAACAGTTACTCAGCTTGTGAATGTAGTCACCGTGCGTGGTGTTGCTGAAGGTACTGCAAATATCACTGTCACATCTGAAGATGGTAGTAAAACAGCAAAATGCGTGGTCACTGTTACCGCTGCTTAATATTACAAAGGGTGCTTTCGAGTGCCCTTGATAATATTCAGGAGGGATTATGACACCTATTTTAGAAATCGGGGAGATGGTTATCTCTACTGATAAAAAGGATTACTTATTTAGACCATCGTTCATCAATATGACAAGAATCGGTGAGCCTAAACAGATTGTGAAAGCCTACGGTCAATTAAATGGCGCTGAGGTGCAAGAGTTAATTGCACGCGCCGTAATGAGCTACAGGGTTATTCCTGAGTGGTTAATAAAAGCCATTAGCAAGCCAACATATGGGCGTAATATCCTACAAACTGCAATGATGGTTATGCAGGCGTGCTGTGATGATGATTGTTCAGAAATTATTGGTGAATGGAGATCGGGTAAGCGAGGTATTGTCTATAAAAACGGCAAGATGCCAATCGCTGACATTATCGTCATTGCTCGAGAATTATTCACTCACGGAATTATCGGTAAAGCGAAGATCCGCAAACTTCAACGCAATGAGGGCAAAAACGAATTCTCAGATGAGTTTATGGCAATTGACTACATTAGCTCAGCTCGTGCTCACTTTGGTATGAATCGAGAGGAAGCCGAACAGTTAACCATGACTGAATTTCAGATGATGCTCAAAGCTAAATACCCTGATGAGAAAGGCTTCACTAAAGAAGAATATGACAACATCATGAAGCAAGATGATAGGCGTAATAATGAGTTAATCAGTGGTAAGCGCAGATTGGTGAGCAGAAAGAGAAAGTAGCCAATTATCAGACTTGAGATATTTTATAGTAAAGGTAGGAATATGAACAAAATCCTAAGGCAGTATCGACATATGAAGGTGCCTTTATTTGAATCTGGATATATTATCTATTGTGGCTCTTGGGATGATTGGCGCGCTCTACATGAAAAACTAGGCATTGATGGTGGGGATAGTTTTGTTAACGGTGCAAGTCATACAGTTACTAACACTCAGTGTGTACTCCATATTATTGGTGTGTTTAACGGTAAATTATCTACTCTAGCTCACGAATGCGCACATATAGCGTTCGACATTTGTTACCGCGTCGGTGTGAGCGTTGAAACAGGGGCCGCGAATGAAACATTTTGTCATCTTATTAGTAGGATGGTGGATTTCTGTGTTAAACCCAAAAAAGCCGACGTAGGCCGGCTTTAATTATTACAACAGGTTAAGGACGCTTACTGTTTGGTGTTCTTTTTTCAAGAACCCATGTGTTGCCAGATTGCGTTGTTGGTGGTAGCTTTTCGTTGTCTCTCACTGTGGCATAATTGTTTTTTAAACCGCCACGAGGTCCAACTTCTCGATAGATACCGCCATCTTTACCTGTGTTTTCACCGGGTTTTTTACCCATAATAAAAACTCCTTGTAATGCTCGTTATTGAGCAGAACAAATATTAGACGTGAATTTAATTAAGTCAAATATCCGTACAAAGGAAATGGGGCTGCTACTAACCTGATGACGTTTGGTCCTTTGTTCGTTTTCTGAAAGCGGTAATCCCAACCTTGTCCGAAGATAGCCGAACGGTGGATTTGAGTCGTTTTGTGGGTGATGTATACTGGTTATATAAACAGTTTTTAATGTATAACATTTAAAAAATTGGCGTTAGGTACTGGTATACTTTGGATTACGTTGCTATAACAAATTAAATAATAAGGTAAAAAATAAACCGTAGGATTTAAAGAGCATAATTATATTTTTATAATTGATAAATTTATATAAATAAAGATAATGAATATAACAACAATATGATTGTGTGCTTTTTATACTCCTGTGATATATTTAATGACCAAATGGGAGGATAACTATGATGGCTAAAAACTTAAAACATAAAAAACACCAATGTGAGACATCAGACAATGGTGAGTATCAGGTGTTTATGGAGCAGGTGGAGGCCCAGATAGAAAGCGCTCAATTATCCATAGCTGAGAAAAAAGCTGAATTCAAAAGGATTAAAGAGAATGGCGCTAGACTCACAAAACACCGTTTCACTATATGATTTTATATATCTAGATAAACCAAGAATTCTTACTCTTCTCGCCCAGCTTTCTAGTAATGGGGTACAGCAATCCCTAAAATTAATTAATGGCGAAAAAACCTCAATTTCTGTTGAGAAAAAAATGGGAGCAAAAGCTGGAATTCTGGGGTCAGGAGTTTCTGGGGACGGAGGTAAAAAGACACAAGATGATTCCACAGAGTCAATTGAATCTATTCATGATGTGTCTTGGTCATCACCTATACAACTGTTAGATTTGCTAAGTGAGTTGGGAGTAATACACAATGGAACTGAAGGATCTAGCCTTGGGTCTATCGTAATTGCTAAAGGTGGTGTGAGAATATTTGACGTTATGAGCTTAAAAAAAGCACTTCCAGTTATTGGTGCAATGTTTAACGCCGGTCTTGATCAGCCATCCCTTCCTCCAAAAGCAAAGCAAAAAAAATCAAAAAATATTGAAGATATTGTGATTGAAGGTGGTTTAACTATTGGCATGGTTGGCAGCATGCTTGATTTTGTTAACGATTCATTACAGATGGATTTATTTGAAGAAAACGGCAATGCTACATGGATGACTCTATCCATAGATGGTCTAACAATAAATTCTGCTGATTTAGCTCTGAAATATGGCTCACGAATACCAGGGGAATGGATTGTAATCGGAATAATAGACTCATTACCAGATCATTACTCAGAGCAGTACATTGAGATACCAGATGACAATAACCCCATGAAGAGTGGATTATCTGGAATGCTAGATGCAATTAGAGATAACATGGGAAGGAAAAGTACCAGTTACAGTCTTACCCCGTTAATGGTATTCAGAAAAGCAATTACCTCAGAAATAGAAAGCTGAATTAGTTATTATTGCCACTAACCCGCTTCGGTGGGTTTTTTATTGCCTGAATATCTCAAATTATTGATATTGTTTGATTGTTCTAAATTGAAATGACCGAACTACAAAATAATTGTAGGTAACTACAATTATTTTGTAGTTCAAATATTGAGCGACTCCTAAAGAGTTTTACAAAAAAGTTGTAAAACTTATCTTGTGTAATTTATTGATATAGTTTGATTATAGCGAATCGCGAGAATTGATAGCCCATCCTTGGGGTGTAGTTATTTTTTTTCGGTAAGAGCATTTAGTAAATTTTCAATTCTCTGTAGCTTGGATTCCATAGTGTTTAGTTTTTCTTGTAAATTGTTATCATTACCTATTTTCGTACCAGTTGGGCTAAATTTGTTATTCGCCTTGACCCTATCAGATGTTAAGGGTAGTTGAGCCTGTAGCGCAACCCCGATTACTTGGCGTATATCTCCAATAACGCATGATGGATAGTCATCATTTAATGAGTAAAGATACCAGTCGCCTTGGTCAAATATTAATTGTTTAAAGCTACAAAACCCATCAATGTAATGAAGCACATAATCCATATGGTTAGGCTCTAAAGACGGATCTATGATAACAATAGTACCTGATGGAAAGCTGACTCCATAAGAAGAGGTCATTGAATCACCTATGACTTCATAAGCAAATGCTTTATCACTAGCTTCAGGGATTGAAGGGACAAACCTTGAAAAACTAGCAGGATTATTCAAGTCGAAAACTGAGTCAGAATAAGAGAGGACTGGAATAAGAGGTAGAGTTATAGTTTTAACAACCTTACTTAAATCTGGGGCTTCTCCAGTTCCTTCTGCTAGCCATTCTGATGTTGTACCAAGTGCAGCAGCCAAATTAGTTAAAACATTTTTTCTTGGTTTGGAGTTTCCAGCCTCATAAGCTGCAATCTGTCTGCGCACTACACCAACTTTCTCCGCTAATTCACCTTGTGTTAATTCAGCAGCTTGTCTGGCGGCGCTAATTCTATTTTTAAAACCATCATCTATTTTCATATGTGAACTCTTTAAAATTCATATTGACACAATGTGAGTCATGATATATAACTAATAATACATCATGAAGATGTGATATTGAAATACTTCATAGGAGATAAAATGGAAAAGAAAAACAGAATTATGCCGTACCCATTTCGAATGAAGCCAGATATGAGGCAATGGATTGATAATGTTGCGGAGAATAGACGGCGCTCTACTCAAGTTCAGCTTGAATATATTTTAGAGGTATTTAGAGAGAAAGTGGAAAATGGTGAACTTGAGATGCCGTAAAAAAGAAGAAACCCCAATTGTTCGAGCAATTGAGGTTTCATTATCAAATAAACTCTTGGGCGAGAATAAGTGACATGACTAATTTAGCAAATATTAACGACATGAGCAATTCAGTTAAATCCATCCCAGCAATTATGCATAACGGAATACCTGTAGTTACGACTGAACTGTTAGCTGAGTTATATGATACTAAAAGTAACAACATAAAAGTAAACCACTCCCGTAATGCAGGTCGCTTTATTGAGGGTAAGCATTACTTCAAAGTTATTGGAAATGCTCTAAAAAATTTGCGAGTTACTTTAAGTAACCTACAAATTTCACCAAAAGCGAGAAGTTTAATTCTGTGGACAGAAAGAGGTGCGGCTCGCCATGCGAAAATGTTAGACACAGACAAAGCATGGGATGTGTTCGAATTAATGGAAGATCACTATTTTAATAAAGGAAAAAATGAGGTTGTTGTTAGCACGCGCCCAATAACCCAAAGGGAAAAAGATGCTCACAACATTAACGCTCTATTTAATCACTACGATGTTTTTTATTCAGCATGGAAGTCAGAAATATATCCAATACTAAGACAACTTGAATCACCACTTGCTGGAAGGTTGGTTGATAGATTTCAAGATGGTTATGCGTTTCTGATGAATTTAAGGAGAGATATTAACGGGAGATTACAAGAAGGTGAGTTGCCAAGAATATGCAGGTAAAAACAGAAAAGCCAATAGTTGCGATCTATTGGCTAATCCCAAACAAAACCCAGAAGGAAATGTTTCATGAGTGAGATCACTTTAACAAATAGTTTTAACACTGTCACGAACAAAACTATCGATACCCAGAAGTTATTATCAATGATTAACGTGGCTCGTAAGTCATGTGGTGAAAATCAAATTCGTAATAACGTATTGATTGAAAGAGTAAAAGACGAATTAGATGGCGAGACCTACAAAATTTTTGTAGGTCATAAAAATGGCGCTCAAATTGAAATAATTGAAATGGATATCAAACAAGCGCTTCGTGTAGCCGCTAGAGAATCAAAAGCTGTTCGTCGTGTTCTGGTTGACAAGCTGGAATCAATGCATGTAGCTTCTCAAAAAAGTGGCAAAAGCCAATCAGGTTTACCTGAATACCGCCAAGCTAGAACGCTTAAAATGTCGGTTGATGCCATTACTAACTTATTCGACTTAATGCCGAACCTGAGTGATGAGGCAAAACAGTGTGCAGCAGCTAATATCGTCAATCCGATTGTTGGGTTTGAAGCCGTTCCTTTGCCAGCACTTGAACAAAAGTATTATACCGCTGGTGAGGTTGGCGAAATGCTTGAAGTGTCTGCCAATAAAATTGGACGCTTGGCTAATAAACATGGATTAAAAACAGAGGAATATGGGAAATATTTCTTAGATAAATCTGCTTATTCTTCAAAACAGGTTGAAGCATTCAGATATAACGACAATGGAGTAAAAGCATTACGACACGCCATTCATGGCGCTGAGGTAGCTTAAACACCTAAGCCAAGGATGGCTTGCTTGAGATCACATATCACGCCTCTTAACTGAGGCTTTTTGCTTTTCTTTGCACCACAAACAGCTAAACTAATAACAAATTAACTAACGAGGATGGTGTTGTGAGGAAGGTAACATTAACAGTATCTTTGCTAATATTATTTATGCCTTCAGCTAAGGCAATAGTGGTTGAAAAAAGTGAAGTGTCATGGATGGATGATATCCCTGAAGTAAGAGCGTTGGGATGTAAAGAATTTACAAAATTAACATACTCAAAAATAAAGCCTAGAGAAGTAATTATTAGTGAATCTATATTTTCTACTCATAAATTAATGCCAAACAGTTATTTGGAGTGCAGTATATGGAAAAATAGAGATGATACTGCATACGTGATTAAACCAAAGGAACATTTTAATATAGAAGGACATAACATAGGTGTGTATCATGAGGATGGTTCTGGAAGAATTGATGGCAGTAATGGACTATGGTCTTTTGGGTGTAAAAGCGACGCGATGACAGATGAGTATTATTGTTATTTGTCGGCCAATAATATAACCGTGACAAAAGATACTGATGGGTATCAAGTGTATGTTGGTAATGGGGTATTAAAATCATCAAGATCGCTAATTAGATTTGATAAAGATAAGCCAATCGAATCCGAATTAGGTGGGATATATTATGGAGAAAAGGCTACAGATATAATTAAAAGGCTTAATCATAACCCAAAAGTAACAATAAGGTATTATCCATACAGGAATAATAAATCAGTAGATGAAATCATAAATATTAATAACTTTAATATAGCTAAAAGCGTGCTTGATAAAATATATGATTCACACAAATAAAGATTTCATATTTTGTGCATAAGACCCTGTCATTTTGGCAGGGTTTTCTTTTTTTAGGAGACTTAAAATGTCAGAACAAAAAGTTGGCGGTATTGTTTACCAAGTATCAATGGATATAAAGCCTTTATTACAAGGTGAAAAGGAAGTAAGCAAATCCCTAGAGGAGATGAATAACTCAACAAAAAAAACCACAGAAGCGCTTAATAAGCTAGATAGAACGGCCGCTAATGTTGGTTCCTCTTTAAAAATGCCAGAGATAAACAAGCTATCCAGAAAAATGTCTGAGTTAGCTGGCAGTATTGGCGCTCAGTCAGCAAAAACAGAGAAAGCGACTCAGGTGAACAATAGATTTGCTGGCGTCTTAAGTACCGTATCAGGAACATTTGGCGCTGGCTATGTTAGCAATGTTGGTAGCGCAACAAGTCAACTTGTTCAGCACACAAAAGCCGCGATCCTAGCCACTCAAGCAGAATTAGAACACGCTAAATCAGCGCAAAAAGAAGCAGAAGCACTTCAAGCCGCGGCATCTCAGCAAGTATTAAATGCAAAAGCAGCAAAAGAGGAAGCTCAAAGCAAGTTAGCCTCAGTTAGTGCTGAAAAAAGCACTATTACTGAAATAGAGCGCTCTACAGATGCAAAAATGAAGGATCTGGAGGCACTTCGTCAGCGTCAAATTTTGATGGTTAAAGATGCAGAAGAAAACTACCAGATGACGGCTAGCGAAAAGAATTTAATGGCGGTAACTAAAGCAAAAAATGCACTTTACGCCACCGAAAACAAAATAAAGACACAGTTGTCAGTTACTGGTAAAGAAATAGCCGCAATAGAGGCTCGTATTGCAGCAGCAAAAGAGGCAGAAGCGCTTGCAACTAAACGATTAAACGCAGCAATAGCGCTAGAGCAGAAAGGTAAAGCAACCTTAAAGTCAGCAAATGAGGCAGTTGCCGCAGCGTCAGCAAAAGTAACGCTAGCCACACAGGCACAAAGTGTTGCCATGAATGGATTGAAAAGCGCAATGGCATTATTGGGTGGTCCTACTGGATTGTTTATGTTAGCCGCAGCAGGGGTGTATGCGCTTTATCAATCAATGAGCAACAATTCATCTATTGATGATTATAAGTCAAAAATTGACGAAGCTATCAATAAACTAGATGAGCTTAACGCTAAACAAGCTGCTGCTGCCGCATCAAAAGCAAGGTCAGTTATTAATGAAAACACGAAAGAAATTGACTCTTTAGAAAAGAAAATAACATATATACGTTCAATAATTCAAAGTATCAAGGATGGTAGCGGTAGAGTTTGGGAGGATGTGCAAGATGTAGATGAAGCAAAACAAAAACTTAGCGAGTTAGAGGGTAAGTTAGTAGATCTAACACAAGAAAACAAGCACTATTCCCGAACACTGGAATTATTAAACAAGACAGAAAAAGAAAGGACAGGTAAAACCGACGAACAAATAGAAGCTAATGCTTTATATCTAAAATCCGTTGGCGGAGTTCGTGAAGCTAACGAATTATTGTTGAGAACATTAAAGCTAGGCTCTCCGGTTATTGCTGATATAGAAACCCAGATAGACAATCTTGCTAAATCACTTAAGGATGCAAAAGTACCTCCAGAGGAAGCAGAAATTGCTATTTCGAACCTCAGAACAGCATTAGAAGCGAAGTTATCAAATAACTTTGAAGTGATGCTACAAGACCTTGAAAATAATGTTACTGCATTAAAAATAGAGATGAAGGATGGCAAAGATGCGGCGATAGAGTATCGTGCAAGCGTCATGGCCGCCAAAATGGGCATGACTGATGAGGGACAGGTAAAGCGTTATATACAATTAATTAAAGAAGAAACCGAGGCTAGGGAAAAGTTAACAAATCAAAACAAGAAATCAAAATCAGGAAATAACGAAGCTAAACGCATTGACGATGCCATTAAAAAACAACAACAACAGACTGAGGCGTTAAGAAAAGAATTTGAATTATTGAGTTCTGGCGCAGCTAACGTAAATAGAGAGATGGCTATTTTTAATGCTGTTCAAAGTCTGGGTGCTGATGCGACAGATAAGCAAAAGAAAGCTATTGCTAAAGAAGCCGCCGAAGTTTTTGACCTCAAACAAAAAGTCGATGACTTTATTAAGTCACAAGAAATCACACCGGAGTTAAAACTTGCAAGAGCATTTAGACAAGAGTCTGAAGAGCTTAAACGCATGTTTGATAATGATTTCATTGATGAAGAAACGTTTAAGGCGTTAGGCAATAAAGCAATGAAGGCATTTGATGCTGGAATGGCTGAAATAAAAATAAATGCGGTTATTGACCCAATAACTGAAGCCAAAGGGCAATATGACCCGATTCAAGCACTGGCTAACGAACACGCTAAGAAACTTGAGATGATCCGCCAATTCGAAACAGAAAAAGGCGCTATTACTCAGCGTGGCTTAGAGTTAATGAATGCCGCTAATACTCAATATGAGCAAGACCGGTTAAATGCTCAATGGGAGATATGGCGTAATCAAAGTCAAGCTAATCAATTCTTAGCTGATGGGTTGGACGCATTAGGACAACGCTCTACTAACGTACTCACGGGGCTATTAACAGGCACACAATCCCTTAATGATGCTTTCCGTAATGTCGCATTAACCATTGTAGACCAAGCCGTTGGCGCTCTGGTTCAAATGGGTATGCAACAGGTTAAGAATATGGTTACTGAAAGTGCCATGCGTAAGGCTTCCAATGCACAAGCTATAGCGGAGGCTACAACCACTGGCGCAGCAATTACAAATGCTATGGCTCCGGCAGCAGCGACAACCAGTATTGCCACGATGGGCTCTGCCGCCACATGGGGTATGGCTGCAATGGCAACAGCTATTCCCGCTATGATTGCGCTTGCTGGTGCTCGTAAAAATGGTGGGCCCGTAAATGCTGGCTCTATGTATCGAGTGGGTGAGGGTGGTAAGCCTGAGATATTCAAGGCATCTAACGGTAGTCAGTACATGATACCGGGTGATAATGGTCGAGTTATTAGTAATCGACAAATGGGTAAAGGTGGTAATGGTGTCAGCATGGGTGATATGCACTTTACATTCCAAGTTCAAGCACCTAATGGCATCACTCAAAAGGAAGCGCAACAAATACAGCAAATGGTGAGAGGTACGGTTTATGACGTACTTGGTAACGAAATGCGTAGCGGTGGTGCTTTGGAAAAAGTAAGAAGTTGGTAATTAAGAGAGGTAGTTATGAAGATATTCACAGCTAACATTCATCCCAATGGTTTTTTTATCAATGCAGATTGGAATGGTACTTATTTTTGGATTTATTTAAGTAGAGCGCTGGGGTGGGGTAAATTCACTTTAATTAGGTGCTCTACTAGATACAGCCCTACTGGAGGAATTTTTGAATTATCTGAATTGCAACAGGAAGATTCATTACCCCCTTCACCAATAATTCATTCATCAAATGTGTTATGGCGTTTGCAGGAAGCTCATGAAGTTTTGATTTCAAGTTAGCTTTCATGTCTGGTGATTCATTAGATGTTAAAATAATATCCTCTAATGCTTTAATTGAATCACTATGTATGCGAATTGTTTGTACTTTCAGTATCGCGCTTAACCCTCCGTCATCTAATAAAAAATCAATACCTTTTTCAGTAATGAAGCAGGTATAGCTATTAAAAATATATTCGATCCCATCAAGTGTTGAACTTTGAATGAATGGTTTTTCAATCAACCCATGCATCTCAAGGTATAACATATTTGCTATAAGATGATCTTTATTACTGAATTTTTTACTAAGTTCTTCATATTCATCATCTTCTAAGGGATTTGGGAAAGAATCATATAAGGCAGTTAAAATATCTAACTGTAGAGCACGGTCATATTTATATCCACATAGTACCTCACACCGAAGTAATCAGCCATTCCTTCGGCAAGTTTCTCTGGGCTGAATATATAAAATAACCTAATGGATATTTATTAATATCCTGATATTTGATCAGGCGGCTTTGTGTCGCCTTTTTTATTGGAGTAACCAATGGAAGAGTTTAAATGGCGACCTGAAACAGCTTATCAGGTGGGTAATGAGCCTAAAGTGAAAGTAGCTAAGTTTGGTAACGGTTACGAACAAAGAGTCAAAGACGGGATCAACAACCAACTAAAGACTTATCAACTCTCATTTGTTAAGCGTACTGATATTGGGAAACAGATTGATGAGTTCCTTAAGGCTCGAGGTGCAGTTGAATCATTCTTATGGCTAACCAGTGATGATAACTCTAAACGTAAATTTGTTTGCCGTGGCTGGCAGGTAACGCCAAGGGCGACGGTATGGCAGATAGATTGCACATTTGAGGAGGTTGTTGCATGAGGGATATACCTCAAGAGATGCGCATAAATGTTGCAGATTTACAGCAAAATGCAATGTTAGATTTGTATGAGGTCGATTTAAGTCGTTTTGGTGGTGATGTTTACCGGTTTCATGACGGCATGAATGGCTTATTAAAACCTATTGTCTGGCAGGGTTTACGATATGAACCTTATCCTGTTCAGGTTACAGGGTTTAGTGTAACGACTCAGGGGGCATCAGACAGACCAAAAATGACGTTTGCTAACTTTGACGGAATGTTAACTGCGATTAACAACGACTATGATGATGCGCTAGGCGCTATCGTTACTCGTAGGCAGGTTTTAGAGCAATATCTTGATGCTGTTAATTTTCCCAACGGAAACCCACAAGCAGATCCAACCAGAGAAGCCGTTCAAAAATACGTTGTCGAACAGCGAGAAAGTTCAGACTCTGATTTTGTGACGTATATATTAGCACTTCCAACAGAAACAGATAACGCCCTGATACCTAGACGGGTTATTCAGGCTGATATCTGCTCGTGGCGATACCGAGGATTTGATTGTGGTTATGATGGACCACCTGTTGCAGATGAAAAAGACCAACCAACAACCGATCCCTTAAAAGACAAATGCTCTCATAAATACAGCGGGTGCAAATTAAGACACAAAGGAAAGATGCCATTCGGCGGGTTTTTAGGTTCAAATAAATTAGGTTAATCCATGATTGAGAAAGACATTATCGCTCACGCGAAAGCGGAAGGAGTGAGGGAGTCTTGCGGCTTAATTTCGGGTGATAGGTATTTCCCTTGCAGAAACATACATCCCGATCCGCAAAACTATTTTGAAATTAACCCAGACGATTGGATGACGGCAGAGTGTTACTCAGACGTCAAAGCTATTGTTCATAGTCACCCTGACGGAAAGCCTTTCCTGAGTTCTGGTGATAGAACAATACAAAGGAAAACAAATCTGCCTTGGTGGTTGGTATGTGATGGAGTGATCCATAAGTTCAGGCCAATAGCGCCACTATTAGGTAGAGAGTTTAAACATGGTGAGCAGGATTGTTATTCCATTATACGTGATGCCTATCATCTGTCAGGCATTCAGCTAGATGATTTTATTCGTCCCGATGAATGGTGGTACACAGAACAAAATCTCTATCTTGATAACACGGACAAGCAGGGATTTTATCAAGTAGAAGAGGCTCAAGAAGGCGATATGATATTGATTTGCTTAGGAACATCAAAACCTTGTCACGCTGCGTTGTACTTAGGTAATCAAGAGATATTGCATCACAGGCCAGACAGATTGAGTAAGCGAGATACTTACGGTGGTTACTGGTTTAAATATACTCACAGCATTTGGAGGCATAAACAATGGTCAAATTACAGTTTGCAGGCTATTTACGCAGATTTGGACGCAGGTTCGAGCTTGAGGTAAGTAATGCAGGTGAGGCCTTACGCTGTCTTTGCTATCAAATTGATGGGTTGAAAAAAGAGATTAACCAAGGTCAGTTTCGCGTTCGTATCGCAGGTAATGATATGACCGAGGATAGTATTTCCACGGGATTAAGTACGCCATTAAATGAAGGTGATGTTATTACGATCGTCCCCATAGTTGGTGGTGCTAAATCTGGCGGGTGGCTAGGCATTATTGGTGGAGCTGCTTTAATTGGCGCATCGTTTTTAATACCGGGCGGATTTTTGGCAACGATGACATCGACCGCATTATTTGCCGCTGGTGTAGGTGTGGCCGCCGCGGGATTGGCAACCATGTTAACTAAAACACCGCCAGCGCCAAGCATAGAGGGGCGAAACTCAGAAAGTAACCAGTATTTCAGTTCGTTAGCAAATAGAGTGGGGCAAGGTTATCCGGTTCCTATCTGTTATGGCGAGATGGTTGTGGGTTCAAATGTAATATCACAAGGTTTGGAGACTGTTTAATGGGCAAAGGTGGCGGTGGAGGAATCACTCCAAGGTTGCTCGATGACAACTTAAAAAACAAACAATTTCTTAATGTCATCGATTTAGTTTCAGAAGGGCCAATAGAAGGGCCTGTGGGTGGTATGTCAGGTTTTCTATTGAATGGAACTCCTGTTGTAGATGCAGATGGCAATCCAAATATTCATGGTGTTGAAGTTCAGTGGCGAGCAGGAACGCAAACGCAAGAACCATTAGAGGACTTTCCTTTTGTAGAAAAAGAAATTCCTGTCAATGTAGAGGTAAAAAAAAGCACACCAATCTTACGCACTATTTCAGATCAGGAAACTGACCGCGTTAGATTCACTTTGGGGGTTTCTGCTCTTGTTAGTCAAGATGACAAGGGAAATCAGCACGATGCTACGGTAGAAATGCTTATTGAAGTTAATGATGGTTCTGGTTGGACACATGCAGAAACAGCAAAAATAACCGGAAAAATCAGTGGCCAATATTTAGAATCATATATCATTGATGCGCCTAAAAAGAAACCTTTCCAAATTAGAGTTTCACGATTAACAGATGATAGTAAAAGTGATCTACTGAAAAACGGAACGGTATGGGCAAGCTACACAGAAATAACTGACGCTAAATTCTCTTACCCTAATTCTGCCGTCGTCGGGATGAAAATCGATAAATCCCAATACGGTGATACACCCAATCGCACCTATCATATTAAAGGGATGATTATCCAAGTTCCTGATAACTATGATCCGGAGTCTCGTACTTACACTGGCATCTGGACTGGTCGCTTCAAGCCCGCATGGACTAATAACCCTGCATGGGTTTTTTACGATTTAGTCACTAATGAACGATACGGTATAGGAGAGATGATCGGCTCGTTTGGCGTTGATAAATTCGCGCTATATGCCATTGCTCGTTACTGTGATGAATTGGTTGATGATGGGTTTGGCAACAAAGAGCCTCGCTTTACTTTTAATGCCTACATTACCTCTCAACGAAAAGCCAAAGAAGTGCTTGATGACTTAGCGTCCGTATTTCGCGGTATGCCTTTATGGGACGGACAGCAATTAACGTGCTTTCAAGATAGACCATCAGATCCAGTATGGACGTACACAAACTCAAATGTTATTGATGGAAAATTTAAATATACATCAACAGCGAAATCAGCTCGTCATAATGCTATCGAGGTGTCATGGATAAACCCGAGTAATGGATGGAGTGAAGAAAGAGAATTTATCCAAGATGATGATCTCATTCAGCGATTCGGCGGTGTAAATGTTAAGAAAGTTACTGCTTTTGGTTGCACTAGTCGCGGACAGGCTCACAGAGTGGGTAAGTGGATATTACAGACAGAAAAGCTGGAGAAAGATAGCGTTACATTCTCAACAGGAAGAGAGGGGATTAACTGCATCTCTGGCGATATTATTGAGGTAGCAGACGATAGCTTTGCAGGAGTGAAGGTAGGTGGTCGGGTTCTATCAGTTAATGGTAGCGCTATTACTATTGATGCGCCTATAGATTGGAAATATGACGATAAAGGTACTTTCTCATTTTTAGGGACATCAGGCAGGTTCGAGAAAATAGAAATTCAATCTATCGATGGTGATATTGTCACTTTGCGTGAGGTTCCTCGTGGACTGAAACAATATGGTGTATTTTCTATTACCAAAAGCATGCTAATAACAAGATTGTTTCGAGTTATTACCATTTCAGAAAATAATGATGGAAATTACTTATACAACTGTATTCAGCATGAACCTCAAAAGGAAAGCATTGTTGATAATGGAGTTGATTTTACTGGGAACCCGCCAACGCAGAATGTTATTCGCATTCCTAATATAGAGCGTCTTTCTATTGCTTACGTTGATGATAGCCCTCAAGTTCAAGCTAGGGCTATGTGGGTAACAACAGCCATTAATAGAAATATTTCATTTAATGTCACTCTTTATAAAAACAGCAAGGTTGTATCTACTGGTAATACCACAGATTTAGAGTACTACTTTAATGGGCTTGAAGCCGGTGACTATCTTGTTGGGGTGAGAGGTCAAGACGCTAATGGAATGCTTGGTAATGAATCAAAAGTCCAGATGGTTATTGGTACGCCAAGTGCACCTAGCTCAATAATTGTTGAGTCTGGTTTTTTTGAAATAAAATTAATCCCTCATATCGCTGCGCCACACACTCTAAATACCGAGTTTGAGTTCTGGTTTTCTGGTGAAATAAAAATAAATAATATCAATGAGATAGAGTCAAAAGCTGATTTCTTAAGTCGCGCTAAGTTCTGGACAAAAGGGCAATTAAAGCCGGGGCGTGATTACTGGTTTTATGTAAGAAGCGTAAATGAATATGGGAAGTCTCATTTTGTAGAAGCTAAAGGACAAGTTGACGGTAACATAGACGCTATTCTTGAAGAATTAGCGGGGCAAATCAGCCGAGACCAACTCGCACAAGACTTATTGGGTGAAATTAACAGTAAAGCTAACCAAATCGATATTACTGAATTACATGAGTTGATGAGGATAAATCATGACAAGATTTTATCTGAGTTGATGAGGCATGGAGCAACGATTGAAGAAAGTGAAAAAAAATGGGAGGAGGCAGGAAAATTACTGGCTGAGCGGATAAATCAAGTTTCAACGGCAACAGAAGCACAGGCAGCCGCAATTAAACAAGAGCAACAAGCACGTATTGAGACTGATAAAACCGAAGCACAACAACGCCAATTCTTAGCCACTCAACTTCGTGGTGATTATACCGGTAATGATTTATCGAAAGTCACCGCAGGACTCATTTCCGCAGAGAAACAAGCACGTGTTACAGGCGACCAAGCAGAAGCGAAAGCCCGACAATCACTGGAAACACGGATGAATGGGAATGTTTCAGCGATTAATAAATCATTAGAAACCCTCACCTCGAAACAGCAAGCACAAACGCAAGAGATTTCAACGCTCAATTCAAATCTTAAGGGGAAAGCTGATAGCAGTGTGGTGAATGCGTTAAATACGCGAGTAACTAATCTCGATGGCAAAGTGATGTCCGCAACCTCTCAGGTACAAACGTTATCCAGCAAATTAGATACAGTGAAAGCCGATTTAACGGAGTCTGTGGTGGTGGATTTAGATTTATCTAAACTCAATGAAAACACCTATTATCCGATTATTTTGCCATTAGTAACTTCTCGACGTTATGCCTTTAAGGTTTTTAGGACATTAGGGCAATATAGAGACAATAAACCGAGCTATGCGACTCACAATACCAAAGGTTTTGCCATGATTGTGGAATGGCAAGTGAGTGGTTCTGGATGGGGAACCCAGTCTGAAAACCGCATCATTGATAATTTTGATTGGCGATGGACAAATCAATCCCCTGTGATGGGGCCAGCTCAATTAACGAATGGTTCTGTGGAATATATCTATTTGCGAGGAGGTGCTAAATATCAGCTCACTAAGCATAAAAGTGTTAACCATCAAATTATCACCCGCACTTATACCAATAACAAACAATCGGTGGCACCAAAAGGATTTGTGGCGAATGAAGTACCTAAGTCCAGCGAACAGAAAGCCAATGCAACGGCGAATGCGGTAAACCAACTTGAAACTAAGGTGACTGAGGTCTCAGGTAAAGTGACCTCTACCGCCCAGCAAGTCACTCGCCTTGAAAGCCAAGTGGGTACAAGTTCAGCCAAAATCGAACAAACGTCGAAAGTGGTCACCGACATAAATGGCAAAATTTCCGCATCATGGACAATGAAAGTTCAGCAAGATAGCAAAGGGAATAAAGTCATTACGGGCATTGGCTTAGGGTTTAATGCACAAGGAAATAGCCAATTTCTGGTCAATGCCCAAAACTTTGCAGTGATATCGTCATTAAATGGCAAAGTGGTGACACCGTTTATCGTGAAGAATGGACAGGTGGTTGTTAATGAAGCTTTTATTGGTGATGCAACTATTACCAGTGCAAAAATAGCTAATGTATTGCAATCAACCAATTTCAGCCATGCAAACAAGGTGGGCTATCAACTTAATATGCGCACTGGTGAAGAAATTAAATATGGGAATAACGCTCAGGGGTACTGGATTGAAACAAACATATTAAAACGTTTGTTTGATAAAAAAGGCACAATGCGTATCAGAATGGGGATATGGTAATGGGCATGGGTTTAGAAATATATGATGAGAAAGGGCGACTCATTATTGGAGAAGACACTATTATACCGCGCCACTTGGGGCAATTTGACCTTCCTTTGTCCCAATATGGATCTCTTACTATTCCTGAGATTTCCTTAGGAGGTGAGGTTGTTTGCCATTTCTGGCTACGGTATCGCTCTCGATGGAGTGGTGAATTTCATGTAGATAAGCCTAATGAGAGAACAGAGTACTCCATATCTGGGAACACGTTAAATTACCGCGTTGATTACAATATCTATCGCTGGGAGAACAATGGCTCTGGTGGTGGGCAGACACAAGCGAATGACTCATTCTCAAGTCATGTTGTCGTATGGGTGGTGTGAAATGGTTGGTGTAGAAATTTACACAAATAATAGGCTGATACAATTAACCGATAAACTCGAAACAATATGTGTTTTGAGAAAAGCAACTCCTGATGAACTAACGTCATCATCAGGCCCTCATGATAGCTATCCGAGAATCTATGCGTTAAATAGCCAATGGATGGTTGCTCCGATTTCCAAGGTAAGCATACCTCAACACGGAGTTGGTCTTGAAGTTTATGATGAGCAAGGGAAAATGAAATTTTCATCTCTTGCTAAGTTGGTCTGCTTTGAGAAATATTATGATGTCAATACGGGGAGCGCTGGCAAAGGCTCATTAAGAATCGCAGGCAAAAGTGGTCATCGGTATGGCATGATTAAGACTCGCTCTATGGGGTATTTTCATAATACAAACATACGAAGCTACATAGACCCTGACACGTGGGATGAAGTTTGGACATTCAAAAGATATAGCGAGCGTTATGTCTTGGTTGATGATGTGGGAGGGTTAACATTTGAGTATCGATACGAGTTCTTAGGAGAAGAGGATGGCTGGATAAGTATGCCTCCGAGTCGAGAAGGTTCTGGATTAATGGAACAAGGGCTTATGATAGACGTTTCAATGTTAGAAGATTAAATACCGCACTAATGTGGTTTTTTTGTATCTAAATTTTAGGAAATAAATCATGATATACACAACAGGCACTGTTAGCACAGTGTCAGGGTCTGCTGTTGTCTCTGGCACAGGTACCATTATTTTAATTAAAAATGGTAATGCTAATTTTATTTATATGGTGGACAGGGTTAATAGCGATACAGAATTAGTCATTTCACAACCGGCTACATTTACCGTAAAAAACACCAGTTACAGTATTAATCTTACTGAGCCGAACTCATACAGCGACGCTAATAATCGTATGACCGCTATTGCATCAGATACGACGTATTTTCTGCGAGCAATGGATCAATGGATGATGAATAACGGTGTGGTGACAGTAGAGCTATCTAATGGGCAGAAGGTCACACTCGATAGCATTAAGAAGATGCAGGGGGATATTGGTAAAAAGTTATCACCTGGTGATTTTGGGGTAGGTTCTAGCGCATTAAACTCCGACAAAGTGAACACACCAACAAATAAAGATGCAAATAATCTAAATTATAGTGGATTTTATGCTGGTGATGGAGTTGGCGCTTTAAATTATTTAGATAACTACATGCCAATTATAAATGCATCAAGAAATGGTGGCGGTGATGGGACCGGCAGTATTTTACAAATTCAAGCGACAAGTGATTTTGATAATGGAGATATAGGGTTTAGAAGAAGAAGCAATAACATATGGAATGGATGGCAATTGTTAGCAAATAGAACGACGAGTAACACACAGGCATTTAACGGACAAGTGGTATCTTACTCTGGCTTATATAGTTTTGATAAAAATAACTCAAAAACATACTTTGGTTTTTTAAGAGCAAACACAGGAGATCCGTTTGGTTTTTACTGTAGTTATAATGGTGTTGGGTATTCAGTTCGTTTTCAAGAAAAGAAAAGCGGAACGATAATGCTGGTTGGTGACTATGGATTAGGAACAACATCAAGAAATGCTTCCATGGGTTCTCCATCAGTAAATGACATAAAAGCACTGGATTTAAGCGGATTTTTTTCCGGTGGAGGCTCTGGTGCTATTAATCTACATGACCCCTTTGCTCCTCTAATTTCAGCATCAAGAGCTGGAGGGGGTGATGGAACAGGTTCAATGCTTTACATACAAGGAAACGCCAAAGCGCTAGCATATTGTTACCGTAATATGAGCTCATATACACCATGGATAAATTTATGGGGCTCGAGCAATACTACAGTAGACAGTAATGGTTTTATTAAACGAGCCTCTCCTGTAATTAACATCAATCCCGACGGCACATTCACCACTAACGACGAATCAGAAGGTGCTACAGTTACTCGAGTAGCTCAGGGTGAATATCTTATCGAGGGTGTACTCGGCTTTAACTCAGATGCAGGTTGGGGTGGTGTTGATGGTGGTATTGAAATTCCACTCGATGTTAATAAACAGCCGTTGATATGGGTAGACTCTGAAGTTATGGAGGACGGTTCTATCCTCGTGAGAACGTATCATCGAACTCATCCTAATGCACCTAAATTCGCCCGTAATGATATTGATGGTTACAAAGACGGCGACCCAATTGATATCCCTGATGGTCGTTTTATTTCCGTTCGTGTACAGATGCCAGAGCAATCCATCTATAATGTGAGAATGCGTGAGATGGAAGAAGCGCTGAAAGCGGAAGAAAGGCCCCAATAAGGGGCCTTAGGGTGCTTAGTCTTTCTTTTCGAAGACATCGGGGATATCGGGGATATCGGGGATATCGGGGTCAAAGCCGCCGTCATCACCACCGTCGCCACCATCTTCGCCGTCGCCACCATCTTCGCCGCTGTTTTCCGGGTAACCGCCTGAATCACCACCTTCTGGCAATAAGCCTTCGGGGTCTGGGTCGGAAACGGTGCCGATCACATCGCCAGCACTTTCAGGCGGGGTCGGGTCGTTTCCGTCAACTACTGCTGGGGCAGGAACGCCGGTCAGTTTGCGCAGGATCATTTTAACAGCCTTACCGCCAATCCGGACGATAACTTGGGCTGCCACGCCGGCTACGATCTGAATTCCTAAGTTCTCAAGTTCCTTATCGGTCGCAGACGCGGGCATGTAGTTTTGCGGCCAGTTCAGATTGCTTTTGGCCGCTTGCAGAACTTGTTTGTACAGATTGCGCTGCTCTGCGCCGGTCGGCCCTACGATTAGCGAACAACTGTAGGTGCTGAGAGTGTTAGAGCCTTCTGGCTCCATCACGTCGATAGAAACCAACTTCTGCGCGTCGCGCTGTGCGGCTTCTTGAACCGCGCCTGAAAGCTGGTTCAGGTTGTAGCAGAACGCAGTAAAGCAAACATTCCCGAAAGCATCGGTGAATTGCAGGCGAAGAGGGTTTGATACATTCATTGCTAATCTCCTTCTTGTATGAGCTCTCTATTGTGAGCGAATAAACGAAACTTGCTAACGCGCAGGCCTCGTCAGATACCACCTTTGGCGATTTTTCTATGGCCACAGCGGAAATTGTTGCCACACCCCAAACCCCGCCTATCGGGGCTAGTCCAGCGAAAAGAGGCTCCTTTACCTAGCTTGGCCTGACCGACTTTCGTTGGTAGCGGGATGATCCGGGCTGCAGGTTTCGGTGCTGGTTGTTGTCGTTCAACTTCGGACGTAACAACTGGCATATTGAGGCGTTCTTTATAAGCGACACCTGAGGCGGCTAAATCGACATTGATTTTGTCTTTTTTTTCTTGAGATAAGTTTGCAAGGTTTCTCATTCTATAAGCTATATTAATGTATGTAGAATAAGTATAGCATAGGAATAGGGCGAGGATTGAACTTTAACTATGGTAAATCTGATGTGGGTTTTACACCAAGCAAATTCCAAGTATAAGAAAATCAACCATTAGTGGTTGTTTTTCTTAAATAAAAATGGTCGGCATGATAGGATTTGAACCTACGACCCCAGACTCCCCATGACAGTGTATAATATAATATTAATTTAAGGCTTTTTTAAACTTGATGGGTAAGGGGGACGCTGGTTAATATATTGAAAAATAAATACACATATCACGGAAAAGCCCATAATACGCATCACCCATGGAGAACTACTATCTCTAACGGGGCGGGGTGTAGAAATAAAAGCCTCTGGAGAGGTGAATGAGTAAATAATCATTAATAGGATCATTATTGGAAACAATAGTGACAACAATAAAAGAATTACATCTAATGCTTTTTTACTAAAAGTTTTTTGGGATTTTTTCTTTTTTCTTGATAGTTTTTTCTGTTTACTAAAGATAGATTTTACACCTATTAGTTTTCCTTTCTCCCTAACATCGTTTTTATCTCCAGTATGGAGAATTTCTATTCTAGCACCTTCATTTTTTTCAATAAAATCAAAATCAATAAGAATACAATTAGGATATTCACTGTCAGTCTTTAGCTCTATATTATTAATAGGATTGTTTGATGCTACGGCTTGATAACGCAATAATTGAATTTCCCTGCTAAACTCAATTCTTAGAGGTTCTTTAGTAGCTAATGCACTTTTTGTTATAACAGAGTTACCCGAATTCCAAATAACAAATTCAGAAGAAGATACACTTTCTACTAATGAGCCATCATACATTACACTTATTTACTGTGGTAGGCTCGAGTGGTTTTTATTTATGAGGTTTGAAAATTCATGGCAGCTAGAGATTTTATAAACTTTACGAGTTAAAACATAAATAAAAATGGCTATAAGAATACCAATGATCCCAATCACTGTACCCAGCGCGGAATTTGATAAAATATTATTAACTGTATCCACTCTTGGTCTCCAATATAAAAAAGGCTCACCGAAGTGAGCCTTTTTGAACTCGAAATAATCCGCGTACGATTTGCGTATGATTTAGAGTCCTATCTGTGTCAGTGTGTAGTCCTGATGATTTCGCTAACTTCTTGTTTTTGAAATCGTTGTCCTATCACTGACCCACCAAATTTGGTGGAGCTGGCGGGAGTTGAACCCGCGTCCGAAATTTCTACATTCTCTTGTGGTGTCTAGGTAAAACAATGACTTGTTATAAATATCAATAAGATAATTAGTGATAACTGGTGCTATTTAGTGCGGGTTTGTGCTCGTTTGTGGTTTATGTGGACATATTGTGGACATTGTAATGTCATTAAAACAAAAATTGAAAATACAATTATTCGTTTAAGGAAGCTAATGGATTCTTTGTAATTGCATCTTCTAAATGGGTAGGGGCAAAGTGTGCATAGACCATTGTCATTTTGATATCAGAATGACCAAGAATATCTTTTAGCACTAGAATATTCCCTCCTTTCATCATGAAGTGACTAGCGAAAGTGTGGCGTAACACATGAGTGCATTGACCTTCGGGTAGTTCAATACCTGATTTATTTATTATACGTTCAAAATTTTTTCGGCACGGTGTAAATAACTTACCCCTCTTTTTGGGTATTTCCTCATAGAGTTCTTTCGATATGGGAACGGTGCGCACCTTTTTGCTTTTTGTTTTACTAAATGTGATGCGATACGGTGTTACTTGGCTACCTTCTAGATTTTCTGCCTCACTCCATCTAGCTCCTGTTGATAGACAAATTTTTGTAATTATTAAGACGCTTTTATTTCTAGATTCTGCCAGTGCTTCTAGTAAACGCTTAATTTCATTTTTATATAAAAAGGTAACCATTGTTTCATCGACTTTAAATGTAGGAAGCCCCGCAAGAGGATTGGGTAAATCCCAATGTCCTAACTTTTTTAAAGTACCGAAAACAGCTGATAAGTTTCTTTGTTCATGATTTACTGTGACGGGTTTTACTTCCATTAATCTCCCGTTAATATCAGGTATTCTGCCTTTTAATCGACCTTCTCGATAAAGACTAAAATCAGATGCTGTTAATTGAGATGCTATTGGATCACCTAATCCTGCACAAATACCATTTAGTTTCGACATCATGCGTTTTGAATCAGTCAATGTTCTACCGTAGAGGTCATACCATAGAGTTATTAAATCAGATAATCTTCTGTTATCCTGTTTTTCGCCAAGCCACGGTTTATCTTCTATTTCAGCAAGAATAAATTTTTCATAAGAAAGAGCTTCCCCTTTAGTGGCAAATTTTTTGCGTATGCGTTTACCACTGACCCCGTTGGGGCGAAGGTCACAAAGCCACTCTCCAGAATCAAGTTTTCTAATTGTCATTCTATAAATTTTCAATAACGGTAATTACACGACCTAAAATGGTGAGGTCATCTAAATTACAATCAAAGGGAACACCAGAACCAGAAACACGAACTTTTTTAATAGGAATAAGAGTTAATTCCCGTATGCTGATTTTCCCTTCAACATCGACCAACCACTTACCATCAAATATATCGTCAAAGTTTTCTTCTAAAATGTAGTAACTATCACCATCTTTTATACATTTTGCCTTTTTTGGTAGTGGCGCGGTGTTTTTGAGCATTGCTTTATCAAATAAAACATCATCAAACATTAATAGGTTCCCATTCACTAAACGTGAACAAGGGATTTTTAGTATATCTACTTTTATATTTGTAAAAGTTTTACCAATGCCAAAAGTTAGCCATTCAAGATTTGCGCCCGTTTCTAATGCGCATCGAACAACGATATCAGCTGGAAATAAATCTCTTTTATAGCGCATAGATAAGCTACTACTGCTTATTCCTAAATGCTCGGCTAAAGCTATTTTTGAAGGAAATCCATACGCTTCTATAATGCGATTTAAAACCTCAGTTCCACCTTTTGTTAAATCAATATTTTGATTCAAGTTTAAATTCCTCTTGCATTTAACTAAAAGTGAAATTAATATTCACTCATAGCTTGTGATAAATGACGCTAACTAGTGCGGACTAGTGAGAATTAAAGGAGATTTTGCCTTATGAAAGATCAATGTTCAATCAATATAGGTAAGCAGAAGCGGTATATCCCTATCGCGGAATTTTGTAAGCGATACGGTATGACGCTTGATTCTGCAAGATGGCAAGTGCGAGAGGGTAAATTGAAAATAAAACCCAAGAAAAAATCACACGAGCGAGTTTATATAGATTTAGAACATTACCATAAAGAATGGTATGTATAGGCTTTTTAGTTTTAAGTTGATATTAGTTACACAAATAGTGAACTTAAAGAAGAATAAACACCATGTTTGATTATCAGGTTTCCAAACAAGCGCACTTTGATAATGCATGCCGTGCTTTCGCAAATACCCATAAAGGGGATTTAGTGCAAATAGCCGAAAGCATCGGCATGAACGCCCAAATGTTGCGTAACAAGTTAAACCCTGAACAACCGCACCAATTAACGTGCATTGATTTAATGAAACTGACTGATGCAACTGAGGACGCCTCTATCCTTGATGGTGTCTTAGAACAAATGCAATGTCAGCCGTCAGTGCCAGTTAATGAAGCGTGTGATTCTAATGTGCCTGCTTATTTACTAACGGCGGTCGGTGAAGTGGGGAAGTTAGCAACAAATACAGTTTCAGGCGGTAATTTAAATAATGCACGTGTCGCTGACTTTAAACGTTCTGTTAATACAGCAATTCGTTGTTTAACGTTGGCAGGCATAACACTATCGGCAAGATTACATACTAATCCGGCGTTTGCCTGTGCAGTGGATGCAGTCGCTAATCTTAGCCCATCAATGATGTGAGGTTTTAAAATGAAATTAAATTCATTACAGCTTCAACAACACAAATATAAATTATCAAGTGATTCATTTAAAAATGAAAATAACAATTCTATTTATATTGTTAGTCTCATTTTATTTATGGGTTATTTATTAATATCAGCTTTAAGTTAAGAGGTGTTTATGTCTAAAGAAAATATGTTTGATGAGATTTTACCAGGTGCGAAAGAACGTCAAATAGAGCGCTTAAAAAAATTAACTGAAAATAATAATGCCGAAGTGAAAATAGATGTCGATTATAGTGAAAACCAAAAAATTAATGAGATTTTAAATTTCATGAGAAATAAACAATCAGAGAAAATCCATTTTAAAAATAGAATTTTTGAGTTGGTAAAAAATAAATTAAATAATGGTGTGTTGAGTGTGGATGATATCGCTGAGCAATTGACTAGTTTTAGAAATGAGCTAGTTGATGCTTATGAAGAATCAACAGAATTCGAAGATATACCGTTTTAAGCGAGGTTATTATGTATCAGAATCAAGTTGAAAACGAACAAAGAGCTTTTCATATTCCAGTTGCTCAACGTGTTGATGGATTAAATCATACCGCTAAATTACGTTCTCGCCATTTTGGTTTACAAAATGAAGAATTAAAACGCTTCTTTTTTGATATGCGCGATAGATTTGATGATTGTTATCAAGAAAATAAAAAATTCTTAGGCGTCATTTTATATATGGCAGGTATTCCCAAAGAAAGACATGATTTAAATTTTGAAGATTTTAAAACATCAGAAATATTCGACATTATTAAAGCTATTAATCATATCAAGGCCGTTACGGCATTATTACCTAAACAATTAGCATTACCGCAATAATTAATTAAACCCAAAATAAAAATAAATGGCCTTACTAGGTCAGGGTTTTTTACAACCTAAATAAAGGAAATATATTATGAGAACATCAATACCAACCCCCGTTTTTATGCCTGCGAAAATTGCTAATAACGAACACGCTATTGTTTTAGATTCCACATTAGCGTTGGCGCGTAACGAACAAAAGCAAGTCTGTGCGGATAGATATGCTTCCCGTATTCGTAAACTGTCTAGTTTAATTATTCAAAATAAAATGGATTACGCCGACGTTGCTGAACTGTTGGAAAGTGAAGCATCAGAGCTAGAACGTCAAGCGCAAGAACTGGTTTGATATGACTAGTGCGGTGGAGAATAACAGCGACGTATTTATCTCAATGCGTCGCCAAAAAGAAGAATTTCAGCCAGGGCTATCGCCAAAAGCGTCCTTGGCTGAACGCATTATGTATGATGCAAACCCGTTTGATATTGAATTCCGTAATAGCATCTTAGGTAATGTGCCCGATTCATTGGCGATTTATTTTGCTACCCGATATTCAAAAATATTTAAAAGTGGGAAAAAAAATAGTAGGCGTCTTGCTAATACATTTTTACGCAAATTTGCACAGAATGTATTACCAAGATACAACCTTGTTTTATCAAAGTATCAATTTGATGGTGTTACATCAGGTTATGATTTTTTCCCTGAAAAATACGTCGAACAAATTTCTAACCTACACACGTTAGACCGTGGAACCATCAAAGAGCTGGCGAACGGTATCGCCCGCTATCTTACATCTACATTTACTGAATTTTGCCAACGTGCTGATTATGAGAATGAATCAGACGGTGCTAAGTTCGGCTACAAGAAAATAAGTAAGATCACTTCACAAATAGGCACTGTGCCACCGTACTGGAAGCAGTTCACGCAAGGGCGTGGAATAACAGAAGGGCAAATGTTATCAGGCTTATTACGCATGATGTCTGATAAGTGGTGGTATGGACGTTTAAAGCGCATGCGCGATTTGCGTGCTGAACATTTGGCTATTGCAGTCGGGCAGGTGCAAAAAAGTGCTTCCCCTTATATTTCCCGTCGTGCTTTACATGAGTGGATAGAACAAAAAAACGTAACTGGGATTATATTAAAAGTTTCGATTTAACTAATGAGAATGGTGAGCGTGTTTCTCTTGAAGAAATGGTATTAGCCAGTGTTTCTAATCCTGCGGTTCGCCGTTGCGAATTGATGGTGCGTATGCGTGGGTTTGAAAACATGGCTAATGAAATGGGTTATGTTGGTGAGTTTTACACCCTCACAGCCCCATCAAAGTATCACAATGTATACAGTAAGGGCGGTTTCATTGAACAATGGAACGGTGCCTCCCTCGTGATGTTCAGAAATACCTATGCAAAGTTTGGTCAAAAGTTCGCGCTGAATATGCCCGTGAAGGTATTCGCCCTTTCGGTTTTCGTGTCGTAGAACCTCACCATGATTCAACTCCCCACTGGCATTTATTGTTATTTGTTCATCCTGATCACGTTGAAAAGTTGAGAAAGATTTTTGCGGAATATGCCCGTGAAGAGGATGCCTTTGAGTTAAAAACCAAAGAGGCAAGAGAAGCCCGCTTTTATGTTGAGCCTATTGATAAAGAAAAAGGATCCGCAACGGGTTATATCGCTAAATATATTTCTAAAAATATTGATGGTTACGCAATGGATGACGAGATAGATGATGAAACGGGGCAGAAATGCAAAGACATGGCTAAAGCGGTTTCAGCATGGGCGAGCTTACACCGCATTCGTCAGTTTCAGCAAATAGGGGGTGCTCCGGTGTCTGTTTGGCGAGAGTTGCGTCGCTTGCCAGGTGATGAGCAAATTCTAGCAACGGAAGATATGGACAACGTGCGTTTTGCGTCAGATGTAGGCGATTGGTATGCCTACACCGAGTTACAAGGTGGTGCGACGGTAAAACGCCGAGATTTAACCGTGAGGCTTTCTTATGAAGTCACCGAAATGGGGAACGAATACGGCGAAGATGTAAAAAAAATTAAAGGGGTTTACTCACCGCTTGCGAGTGAGGACTCTTTCTATCTTACCCGCACCGCTAAATGGGAACTCGTTGCTAAAGTATCCACGTCTGTTAAAGGGAGTGGTTTGGCTTTTGATGGCGCGATTAGCGCCCCTTGGAGTTCTGTCAATAACTGTACGGGGGAAACCCGGACGATTAACGATGAAGAAAAGGGATAACGGAAATTTTAGATAATTTCAGGTCAATCGGGCATGAAATAACCCTAGAAGATGCCAAAAAAATGAGAAATGGGTCCGGAATAGTCATTGATGATATTGCATTTAGATGCTTTGACGATGGTTCTTTGATAAGAACGGGCACGACACAACTGAAATACCGTCAATTCCATGAAAGGAAAGCGCGAATTTTTAACAAGTCAATAAATTAAGGGGAATAAATGTATAGATATTGGGTTTTATTTTATTTATTGATATCAATAGTTCTTTTTATATACAGAACTATAAAGTCTAAAAAAGCTATCATGAAAAATATAGCTTAGGTTCAGCGATAG